GGCGGTGATATCCTCCTGGATTCTCGACCACGGGCGGGTCAAGGTCCGCCACGCCATCGCGACGGCCACCACCATCCCGGCCAGCGTGGCGAGCCCGACCACGACCAGGACCACGCTCGACCACGCGGCATCAGCGGAGGGCGGCGGGACCTGGGCCTGGGCGATACCGGCAAGGAGGAGGACCCCGGCGAGGATGGCGGCAGCGCGCCTCACGGTGCGGCCGGACACACGGGGCAGGTTGGGCAGGGCGTCGCAGCCAGGGCGGCGCTCACGTCCTGCTGGGCCTGCTGAAGGTTGAACGCGCCGCCGTCCTTCACCATCGCGCCCGAAACGCCGATGTCATACTCGACGAGAGCGGCGATGGTACGGTGATTCGCGCCGTTCTCGACGAGGTATTCCATCCCGAGGCTGCGCACGGGCGAGGCCGCGATCTGCGCCCGGAGCTCCAGCTCGCGCAGGGGCTCGGCGTTGACGGCCTCGCCCGTCTCCTCGACGACGCCCGCGGTTGCGGCCACCGTCTCGGGCGCGTCGGTCGAGATGGTGATCTCGGTGGCCTGCTTCCCACCAGCCTTCGCCCCGATGTAGATGCCTTCACCCACAGCGACGAGTCCGAGCGTGATCGCGATGTACAGCAGCATCTTCGACTCCATGTTCAGTCCTCGTCCTCGTCGGACGCGCAGGGTATCGGCCGGGTCGGTCCGGGCGGCGTGCGCTCGGCGCGTAGCTCGGCCGAGGTGGGCGCCCGGTTCGGCGTCGGGAAGTTCCTCGCACCGTAGGCGACCGTGGCGCCCGTGGCGACCATCGCGAGCGCCATCGCCCCCTCACCCACGGCCTCGGGCGGCCACAGGAGCGGCAGCAGGTAGATGGCGACGACGCCGACGAGCCCGAGGAGGACGGTGCGGCTCACGGGTGCACCCTCGTCGCCCAGGCCGCCGGGTCGCGATCGATCAGGATGGTCACCTCGTGGCCCCCGGCCTCAAGCACGGCGATCTGCTCGTAGAGCCAGGTGCAGGCCGCCCGGGACTTCCTCACCGTCATCGCGTCCATGTTGCGGAGGAGGCCCGGCACGATGCAGCCCGAGGTATCCGCCTCGTCGTTTCCGGAATGAATCCGCACACCTCTGAAGCCTGGCACGCCGAGCAGCACGGGCATCAGGCGCCCGTACTTGGGGCTGTGCGTGGTCTTCACGGCGTACATGCCCGCCGGAATCGCCGTCTCGTGCGCCACCTTGATCGCCAGCACCTCGGCCGGGGTCATGTCGGCGTCGAGGCCTCGGTCCTCGTCCTCGACGGTGAAGCCGAAGTCCAGGCCCTGCCACCGGAGCGTCCCGAGCGTGGCCTCGGCGCCGAACACGTCGCGGGTGAGGTGGAGGGTGGGTGCGGTCACGGCAGATAGCCGACCGGCTGCTGCACCTCGAACGTCCACGCCCGGAATTTCACCGTCGCCGCGCCAGCGACGTTCGTCTTCCGGCCCATCGCCACGAACCCGATCGGCGTCGTCGCCAACCCCCATGAGCCGGTCCTGGCGGTCGTCGCGATCATCACGCCCGCCGAGTTGAGCCCCCAACCCCGCACCTGCTGGATGGAGTTGGGCCCGTGCTCAAAGGTGACCACGGCGTGCAGCGTGTTGGGGTTCTGGTCGCCGTCGGTGTACGCCGCCTGGTGGCCCGCCCGCATCAGCGGCCCGCCCGCCGCGTCCCAGCACAGCCCGGCATGGCGCCAGGAGCCGGTGAGCGCGGTCGCGTCGGTGATGCCCATTGCCAGCCAGAGGTCGGACGTGGCGGGTGGTGCGGTGATGGTTTCGAGGACCATCTGGAGTCCCCATGGTCTCGCCGTGCTGAGTGCGGTTCCGGCGCGATCCCGGAGCGTGAAGAACCACACGGCTCCGAGCGGCACGGTGTCCGCACCCACCCCACCCAGTAGGGTTACGTCGGTGCTTGCTGCCGTCTCCGCGTCCATCGTCGCGAGCCCGCTCGGGTCACTTGTCGCGGTGGCGCTGCCGAGTAGCAGCCTGCGACGGAGCCCGGTCGCGTCGTGCGTGTCGGCGATGTTGCGCTGGATGGAGCCCATGGAACCTTCCTATGCGCCGTCGCGGTCGTCGGTCCAGTGGACGCGGATGGTGGTGACGGTCACGGTGCCGGTGTCGACGAGAACGGTGCCGTAGAGCTTACCCTTCGTGGTTTGCCCGGCCGGGACGCGTGGCTGCGTGTTGACGCTGAGCGTGCCCATCCGCAGCGACGTGTCGGTGAGCCCGGCCGCGAGGTCGAAGTAGGCAGACGGACCGAAGGCGATGTTGTCGCCGAGCAAGTCCCAGAACAGGATGATCTTCGCCTGCGTCGGCGCGCCCGCCGTGGCATCGAGGATCACGTCGACCTGGGTGATCTTCGCCTGCTGGGGGAGTGCGCCGTGCAGGGTGTTGGCGTCGCGAGCCGTGTCCTCGTGGAGGAGCACGAGCTTGGTGAGCGCGAATGCCTGTTGGACCGCCGTCGGCTGGGTGTCGTTGATGAGCATTCCGGCGTTCATGGCTACCTCGACAGAGGGGTAGGGGTGATGAGGCGCTTGGCCTCGCGCCAGAGGTCGCCGTCGACGCGCTTGACGCGGGCCCGCTCGGCGTTGGTGGGGCGGGGCAGCGTGGGCGCGTCGGCCGGGCGCGCGTTCACCAGCGGGACCGGCACCAGGCCCATCGCCTCGATGGTGGCGTCGGACGCGTCGACGGGGACCAACTCGTCCACCAGCCAGTCCCCGGCGGCGTTCTGGAAGAAGTACCGCATCGCGTTCGCCCAGAGCCCCTCGCCCTGGGTCCACCTGAACCGGCGCTTCGGGTGGTTGGCCCAGAGGATGCCAGGCGCGTGGATGAGGCGCGCGGGGCAGTCGCCGGACAGCCACCCCGCGAGCACGGCCTCGAAGTCCAGGGAGCCACCGCCCCACTCGGCCAGCATCGCCCGCCGCCGGTCGTCGCTCCGCATGATGTGGAGGTAGAGGGACCGGTACCAGTCCGATGGCGGACGGAGCAGGCCGAACGTCGTCAGGTCCTTGCGCAGGGCCTGCGACGCACTCGTCGCTGGGGCGTGGGTGGAGGCGTAGAGGGTCCGCGCCCCGGGTGTCGCCAGGAGCATGGCCCGCCACCGAATGCCCGAGGTCTTCGGCATGTGGATGAGCAGGCGGCCGATGTCGGGGGCGAGGACCATCTCACTCCTCCAGGGCGTCCACCACAGGCCCCTGGCTGTTCAGCACGGTCAGGGTGTCCGGGATGGGGTCGCCGTTCGATTCACACGGCGCGTCGACCGTGAGGCCGAGGTCATCGTTGCGGTACGTCCGGTGGAAGGTGGTCGTTCCCGTGTCGGCCATCATGACGACGCTCACGCCGTCCAGCGTGGCCTCCCATCCGTCCGGCAGCAGAACCGGCGGCCACAGGGCGAGGGTGAGGCCCTGCTCGATCATGGGCGCCAGGCACGAAGCCACGCCGTTGACGACCTCCTGCAACCGGACGCCGGACTGAGCAGGGGGGATGCTCCATCGGATACTGGTGCCGTCGCTTTCGATTGTGATTGACCAGCGCATGTAGCCTCCGTGGGCGTGAGGGCCCGAACCCAGGGTATCCCATGGGCCGGGCCCCCGTCATGGCTACACGATGGTGATGTCGCCGGCGGCGATGCAGGCGCCGGTAACGAGGTAGTGCGTGGAGTCGATGCCCTGGAACCGCACCCAGTCACCCACCGACGCGGTCGCCACGAGGCTGAGCGTGGTGCCAGTCATCGCGGTGCTGACGTTGTTGACCGAGACGACGCCGTAGAGGTGCGCCGCGCCATCCGAGATGGTGACGGCGTTGCCGCCGGTGTCCAGCGTCATGAACGTGAAGTCCAGGCCCTGAGCCGGCGTCGGCAGGGTGATGGCGTAGGCGGTCTGCTTGTCGACCGAGAAGACACCACCCGAGTCCGCGGCGGTGAGGGACCGCGTCGTCGTGATCGCGGCGGCCGTGTCGCTCGTGACGCGCAGCCCCTTGGCGGCCGTGGTCGTCCCGGGCGTGCCGGAACCGGTCGCGGCTCCCGGGGTGAGCGTGATGTCGCCACCGTTCGCGTTGCCGCCCGTCCCCGCATCCCCGGCCGCGATGGCGACCGACCCACCCGCGCCGCCAGTCCCGCCCGCGCTGTTCCCACCGACCGCGCCGACGAGGCTGGCCGCTCCGCCCGCCCCGCCGTTGCCGGTGCCCGCCGAGCACGCCCCGCCAGCCCCGGCGGTCACGGCCGATGCTCCACCGGCCCCGCCCGCGCCGGCCGTGCCGTCGCTCTGCGCGCCGCCCGCGCCAGCCGTCAGGGAGGTCGCTCCACCAACCCCGCCGTTGTGGGCGCCGGACGACGCCGTGGCGCCACCGGTCCCGGCGGTGAAGGACACGAGGCCGCCAGCCCCGCCCGCAGCCGACGCACCAACGAAGGACTGCGCGCCACCGTTGCCGGCCGTCGCGGAGTAGGCGCCACCCGCCCCGCCCGCGCCAGTGCCACCCGAGGACTCACCGCCCGCCCCGAGGGTGACGGTGAGCCCGCCGCCGATGCCACCCGCGCCGGCGGCGCTGGAGTTCGTCTCGCCGCCGACCCCGCCGGTGACGGTGATCGTGCCGGCGTTCCCGCCCGCGCCGCCCGCGGCGGCGGCGGTCTGCGCGCCGCCTCGACCGGACGTGACAGCGAGCGCCCCGCCGTTGCCGCCCGCCCCGGTCCCGGCGGTGGACTTGGTCCCGCCCGCGCCCGAGATGAGGGAGGCGTCTCCGCCGTTGCCGGCGGCCGTCGACGTGAGCCCCGAGGACGCGCCAGCCGCGCCGGCCTGCACCGTCGCGGCGCCGCCCGCCCCGGAGGCGTGGGCACCCGTGCTGTTGGTCGCGCCACCCGCGCCACCGAGGACCGAGGACGCGCCACCCGCGCCACCGACCTGTCCGGACGCGGCGCCCGTGTTGGCCCCGCCCGCTCCACCACGGAGGTAGGAGGCACCACCGGCGCCGCAGGCCACCGCGTTGGCGGCCGAGGCACCGGCACCGGCACCCACGTCGTAGGCGGCGCCGGCCTTGGCCGTCGTCGGGGTCGCACCCGCGCTCGGGGCGCGCTCGTAATAGTCCACGCCCGCCGTGTCCGTGGCCGCCGCCACCGTGGGCGCGCCACCACCACTGATCCCCAGGGCGATCACGCCGCCCAGGGCGAGGGCCATGTCGTCGGCCGCGAGGTTGAACCAGCCGGTGTTCTTGTCGGCGAGGAAGCTCAGCGACGGTGCCGCCGCCGTGCCCGCGCCGGCCTGCACCGTGCCGTCCTTGACGAGGACCGAAGACGCGTCGAGGAGCACGCCCTCGCCAGAGGTGGACTCGTTGACCTGGTCGGCCTTGATGCCGTCGACGCCGAAGTCGTCACCCGAGGTCGCGTTCGCGACGTAGCCCAGCGCCCGCGTGGTCGTGCCGTCGCTGAAGACCTTACCGCCCTCGCCCTTGTCGATCTGGGCGATGGTCGAAGCGGCGCTGTTCTTGACGGTGACGGTGTAGGCGCCGCTCGAGATGTTGACGATCGTGCGCTCGCCGTGCCACAGCGACGGCGCGGGCAGGGTGAGGTCGCGGTCAGCGCCGTTGCAGTCGACGTAGATGATGTCGGCCGCCATCCGGGTGGCCTGGGCGCCGCCGATGGTCAGCGTGACGGCGCCGGACATCGTGAGCGTCTGGTGGGCGCGCTCGATCACGGCCTCGCCGGACGAGGGGACGCGAAGGTTGAAGCGGCCGTGGGCGATGGCGTCGGATGCCATGAAACTGGGGCGCATGTTGGGCTCCGGGCAGAACGAGGGAGAGGCAGCGTGCGGGCACACGCGGCCCGCCACGCACTACGAATACCACGACTACCGAGAATCGACGTGATACCGCGCGGTTACGGGTTATCGGCGCGCTTCAGTTCCCGCTTGTCGGCGCCCGCCTTCCCCGCCGCCCGCTGCGTGTCGCGGCGGCGAAGTTCCTGGGCTGTGTCGACGAGGATCGGCTTGGCGATGAAGAAGCCCACGAGTTCGTCGCCGGGGGTGCGGCCGACGCGTGGACCCTCCAACGTCTCCCGGATGTAGGGGTGCGTCTTCCCGGGCGTCAACCCCAGCGCCTCGCGGGTCGCCAGCGTGCCCCGCACCAGGCGCTCGACGGGGCCGTGGTCGAAGGAGCGATCCAGCGCCTGCATCGTGGAGATTCCGCGCCCCATCCCAGGCAGGGCGTGGCCGAGGTTCTGAATCCCCCACCACCGCAGCTCGTTCCCTTGCCCCACGACCCAGCGGTAGGGGATGTCAACGTCGTACCGCTTCGCCGGGTCGGGTTCATCCACGGGCCGCACGCCCAGGAAGTCGTCGACGATCAGGCCGCCCGTGAGCGCGCGGTCCAGAGCGATGAACCAGGGCGGCACCGTGTTGAAGTTGCCGCTGTCGATGTTGTAGGAGGTCGACGGATCTACACGGGTCGCGGACACGATGGGAGCCTGCCACCAGGGCGGAAGCCGGTTGGCGACCCTCGCGGCCGCTTTGGGATCGTCGAAGGCCGACAGCGCCCAGGAGATGATCTCGCCCCACAGCGTGAAGCCATCGACCGCGGGCTGTTGGCGCGTCACGAACGCGAGGCCCAGGCGGCGCAGGGGGTCGGCCTCGACATCGACGCCGCGCACGTCCACCCGCACGCCGTCCTCGATGAAGCGGCGGTAGGCCACCATGAGCTGCCGCTCGTAGTTTTCGGGCCTGACGATCCGGTACTCGTCCTCCAGGTAGAGCTGCTGCATGTCGCGGATGAGCCGCACCTGACCCGCGACCCTGGACGGGTGGTTGAGCAGGGTCCACCAGAACAGGGTCTGGTTGGCGCGCTCGTAGGCGTAGAACAGGCTCACCTGCCGCATGACGCGCTGTTCGAAGTCGGTCATGTTGCCGTAGTCGTAGAGCGCCATGCGGGCGGCGGCAGCGGCTTCGGCCGGATCCGCGCCCTTGGCGAGGTGGTCGAAGAAGACGTGCAGGCGGCCGTAGTTGTCGATCGCGGTGTAGGCGCTGACGAGTTGCTCCTGCCACCACTCGAAGGGGAGCAGGACGTTCTCGATCCACGTCCTGTGCTCGCGCCGGATGTCGTCGGTGAGCGCGCGGGCGGACTCGGCGTGAACGAACGAGGAGTTGAGGCCGTAGCTACGTGCCATCTGTCGGAGCTGCTCGGCCGAGTAGACCCTGCCGTCCTTGGTCACCAGGACGCCCCGGCCCTCGATGGCCCGCTGTTCGCCCCAGAGCCCGATGAACACGTCCTTGACGAGCTTCTGCCTGGCCGGGTTGACCTGGGCACCGAAGACGGCGCGCAACCCGTCGCGCTGGAACCACTGCCACTGCCCGTCCAGTATGTTGCCGATGTAGCTGAAGACGTTCGGCACCAGGATACCGACGACCATGCCGACCTTGATCCGGCTGAACAGCTTAGGCACGGCGTCGAAGACGACAAGCAGTGCGTTCTCGGCGTGAAGTGCTGCACGCGAACCCACCGCCGCACCGGGGGCGGGCTCACGAAGGGGGGCGATGGTCCCGACCACCTGGCCGGACCTGCGCGCGGTGCCGACCGTAGCCGCCTCGTCGAGCGCCAGCTTGATCTGCTCCTGGAACATCTGCGGGACCATGATGCGGCGCCCGTCGAGGTCCATGGCCGTCCACAGCCCCTCGCCGCGCTTCCATCCCCAGCGGTCCATGAGGTCGTCGGCGTAGAGCAGCGCCGCCATGTCGGGGTGGCCGTGGAACGCGCCGGGCGGGCCAGCCAGCCGCCGCCTGTCGACGGTCGGCAGATCCTGGTGAGGGGCAGGCGGACCACGGCGGACCACGCTGCCCGTGTACTGGTCGAGCGCGGTGCTGTCGTTCCAGGCCACGCGGGCGTTGAGGGCCGCCACCACATGGTCGTAGAAGCGGTCACGCAGAGGCAGGCCGACGTCCACGTCCCGGCCGCGCTCCGGGCCGAGCAGGCCGTACTCGGCAAGTTCGTCGGCCATGCGCCCCAGGATGTCGTGGGCGCGCATCCGGACGATGGCCTCGGCGAGGGCGACGTTCGGGTCCATCTTGAACGTCCGCCGCCCCTGAACGGCGTCCTTGATGCGGCGCCAGAGTGACTTGTCCGCGAGCCCGGTCGCGCGTCCCATGCCGGCCATGATGTCGAACAGCGTGGGCGGGCGGTTGGGGAGCGGCACCTGGGGCCCGTGCTCGGGCAGCCAGCGGCCCTCATAGAAGGCCTTGTAGAGCGCGACCCGGTCGTACCACTGGAGGGTCGCCAGGATGTTGGCTTCGCTCGACCCGGTGAGGATGATGGCGATCTCGTTGGCGCGCAGCTCGACGACGCGGACACGGTCACCCAGGCCCACGGCGATGCGGCTGACGGCGTCCTCCACGTCGAGCAGCTCGGCCGGCGCGAGGTTGACTGCCGTGCGCCCGCGGTAACTGTCGAGGATGCGGAGCGCTGCCTCTTCCTCGGGTGACAGGCCGTGACGCCAGGAGTCAAGGGCATCCTGGAGGGCCACGAGGCGGACGGGGTTGAGGATGGCGTCGACGTTCGGCGCGTCCCCCGATAGGGCCTGGTGTTGGGCAAACAGGATGTCGACGATCCCAACGTCGTGCCCGTTCCGGGCGACGGGCGGGGTGAGCTCGTTCGCGACGCCGCGCAGGCTCTCCATGATGGAGCCGACGTCCTTGAAGCCCATGCGGCTGTACCAGGGCCGCATGGCACGCTGTGCCCGCACCCCGTTGCGGACCCAGTCCTGGGCGCCGCCGAGCTCGCGCGAATGCCGCTCGACGATGTCCTGGACATGGGGGTCCGGGTAGCCGGCCATCGGGCGCTCGACGATGAACGCCTTCGTGAGCGTGTTCTTGAGCTTGGACGGGATGGCGCGACCCAGGACGTCGACGAACGCGGCGGCGGCGGACGGCGACACGCTGGCGGTGCGCCGGGTGCGGCGGGTTGCGGCGCCGGCCTCGACGTCCAGGGCCAGCTCCTGCAACCGGTTCACCTCGGCGAAGGTGATGGTGTCGAGGTTCGCTGCCGGGTCGAGCAGGCGCTCAGGGACCAGCGACCGGCCGTAGATGGTGGCGATGGGTTCCGACGCGAGTTGGCGGGCGTAGATGCGCAGGCCCGACTGCTGAGCGGGCGTCAGGCGCACACTGGCGTCGCCCTCCCGCGCCGTCGCCACCAGGTTGGCCGGGGTGTCGCCGAGCGCGCCCGCGAGCCGGCTCAGGGCGGCCTTGCGGACGCGGCCCAGCCTCGCCTTGGGGATGACGGTGCGCGGGGTCAACGTGACCATGTCGACGCCGATCATCCACTTACGGGCGTCCTCGACCACCATGTAGGCCGCGACCTTGCTGACCAGCTCGTCGAGCGGGACCTGGTCGCCAACCTCGAGGCCGAGCTCCTGCAACAGCTCCTCGTCACGCACCGCGGTCCGCTTGGCCTCGCGCGCCTGTCCGGCCTTCCGGATCTTCTCCTCGACGGCGTACTCGGGCCCGGGGTCGACACGGACGATCGGGAAGTCGGGCCGTCCAGCCTCACCGATGACGACGAGGCGACGCTGAGCCACGCCCTCGGGGCGGAGCAGGCGATCCCACGAGGCGCGAACCTCGGCGGGGAGCTCGACCTGCTGGCCCCGGAATTGCGCCCACGTCTCACGCAGGCGTTCACCGACCTCGGCGACCGCGCGCCCGAGCGCGCCCGTGGGCTGCATCCGGAGCTCGACGTAGCGACGGAAGGCGTCGGCGGCCTGGTCCATGCCGAGGCGCGTCAGCACCGGCTCGCCCGGGGTCGCGCGCAGGACGTTCTCGACGGTGAGCACGTCGGGTTCGATGCGCGTGCCGTTCATGTCCTCGACGTGGGTTTCGAGGCCGAGCGCCGTGGCGATCTGCGCGGGGCTCTCGCCAGCGTTGGCGCGCTGGTGGATGTCGTCGACCATGTGCTGGGGCAGGCTGTCGTAGTAGACGGCGAGCAGGGCGCGACCGTCCTCGCCGATGAACTCCTGGAGGAGGTGGCCGTTCTCGTGCAGGAGGGTGCGCCAGTCAGCGCCCCTGAAGAATTCCAGGAGCCAGCGGGCGTTGCCGGGCGTGCCGGTGCCAGCGGCGCCGAAGAACTGGCCGGTGAGGGGGGCGCCCGGAGCGCGGCGGGAGTGGGTGATCCTGGGGTCACTGGTCGGCCTTTCGTTTGCGATGTCCTTGATCTGCTCTGGCTTGAACACCACGAACGAAATTGGCGCTCCCTCCGGCGACGGGTCGGTCATGACGACGCTGTCGTAGCCCATGTGCTCGGCTGCTTTCACGAAGTCGTCTTGGTAGTTCATGTACCAGTTCTGGCTTCCCTCGTTGTGTGCGGCACGGGCCGCATCGATCTCGCGCGACCGCACCGGCATCGCCTCATCGAGCGCGGCCTTCAATGCCGGCGACTCACTAAGCAGCGTGTTCTCAATGTCGTACTCATCGATGGCGTCGTAGTCGATGGCGTCGCGGAGGGCGTCAGGGTTGCCGACGAGTGGTTCGCCGGCCTGTTCGGCGAGGTCGTCCACCCACGCCTTGACCGCCGCGTCACTGCCGTACAACTTCGTCGCCTCGGCTGCGAGCCACTCACGGAAGTCGGAGTTCTCCATGTTGCGCATCTCGCCGTATCGGCCCAGAACTACACGCCCAGAGTCGTCATCCCAGATGGCCTCCTTCGCCACCGCCTCAAACACAGCCGGATCGTTGAAGTCGGCCGGGTTTTCCATCCGCAGGTACACCTCGTACCGACGCCCAACACCATCGCCGCCGCCCCGGTAGAAGTCAGCGGTGCGCGCATCTGGCGAGAAGAAGTAGCCGTAGGCAGTGTCCTGCTGCCTGAACTCATCAATGTTGTCGAACCGTGAGCCATGGAACGCGCGGACGATGGCGCCGCCTTCGGGGATGGCCTCGACGTCGTCGAAGTTGATGACCGGAAGACCGCGACTCCACTCCTGGAACTCCGGGGTGCTCGGGGCACGGCGACTGAACTGCGCCTGCCCCTGTTCCAGCACCGACCGCCTCATCTCGGGCGTGAGGCGGATCATGTGGACCGGATCCGCGATCCTGGTCGTCTGGGCGTAGTCGAGGCCCGCGAGGTCAGGGTCGCCGTCTTGCGCCGCCCGACTCACGTAGCTGGCGGCGTCTTGCTCGGTCCCGAATTGCGCAACGTCCTCACCCGTGGACTGCCTGAATACGTGCCAGTTTTCGGCGGGCATGTCACGAGTCAGGCCGATGTCGCCGACCTCGACCCTCGCCCCCCACTTCGCCGCGTACTTGTTCATCCACGCGGGGAGCATCTTGTCGTAGAACCCGATCATCCCTTGGCCTCCGACCGTGAGGTCGGGGCCCTTCAGGGATCCGGACTGCTCGGGCGACGCCATGATGGCCTTCACCATGTCGCCGCCGATGACGCCCTTCATCTCGGTGGCGGACTTCGCGTCGTTGTGGACGACCCTGCCGTCCTTGATGGCCTCGATGACGATGCGGGACTCCGCGCCTGGGCCCATGCTGGCCGTTATCGCCGCCTGCTCCTTAGGGGTCAGCACACTCCACGGCTCACCGTACTCGTCCATGGCTCGCGTCTCGCGAGCGTCGCGCCACAAGTAGGGCGACATCGGCTCTTTCCGCCACCGGATCTCGTCGACCACCTTGCGCACCTGGTCTTCGTACCGCTTGACCTGCTGAACGCCGGTGGTCCAGGACACCGCGTCGTAGTCGTTTTCGGCGGCAAACCTCAGCATCCGCTTGAGGACCATCTCGTGCCAGGTCTTCGCGAAGGGGGCGTCTGGGACCCGGTTGGCGTTGAAGGCGTCGAACTCGTTCCTCGCCCACTCATCGCGGGCCGCCTCGCTGCGTTCCAACTGCCGATCCGCCATGGCGCGCAGATCATCCGGCGTCATCAGGCGGCCACCGAGGTAGAGGCCGGAGGGGACGTTCGGCGCTCCACCAGCAAGTTCGAACCGCTGGTCGAACGCCCGACGAAGGGCGCTGATCGCCTCGCGTTTGCGGTCGAAGATATCACCGGCCGCGTCGGCCCACGCTTGCGTGTCACGCGTCCACTGTTCCACCTGCTCCGGTGGGGCGTCGCTCGGCATATTACGCGGCCGCGGCGTGGTGGTTTCGTACTGAGTGACCGCGTTGGCGGCGCTCTCGTAGGCCTCGATGGCGTCGAGTTGTGCCTGGTGCGCGGCTGTGCGCTCAGCCAGCGCGACAGTTTCCCTTGCCCGCAGCGCCTGCTCCATCTCGCCCGGCAACTCTTGTGTCTTGTACCCCTTCTCCCGCCCGGCCTGGTGCAGGTCGCTCTGCACCTCCTCGATGTGGAGGATCTTCTCGCCGTTGGGCCCCACGCGGTCGTTGAACCGGACGTGGGCGAGGAGGTTCTCGCCTTCGCCGGAAGCGGGGAAGTGGGAGGAGCGGTACGGCGGCGGGCTTATGCGATCATCTTGCGCCTTCGCCAGTCGCAATTGCGCGTCCCTGTGCCCTTGCGGCCACACCCCGGTTTGGTTCGCGATTAACACACCCTCTTCCACTTGTCGCCTGAGGCGCGCGATCCGTAGGTCCATGTTCGCTTGCGTCATGCGTAGAAGCAACCCGCGCGGCATCTTGAACAGCAGCTCGCGGTAGTTCTCGCTGTCGCCGGACAGGACGAGGCTGGCGTACTGTGCCGGCCCTTCCGACGGCGCGAACGTGCCATCTTGGAGCAACTCCGACACGTCGATCCGCTCGTGCTCACCGTCGCGGGTCCTGACGTCGACGTATTCGTCCCAGTCCAGGCCGGTCCAGTTCAACGCGGCCGACTCAACCGCCGCCTCCAGTTGGGCGATCTCGTCGTCGGTCAGCCTCGCGTCCGGCACGTCCGACGTGTCTGTCGCGTCGGGTTCCGCGTCCTCAAGCGCGTCAACGGCCGCGTCGTGTTGATCATCGGCTCGCTGGATCAGGTCCTCCAGAAGCGAGCGAACCGGCTCCCACGTCGGGGAGTCACCATAGTTGTTTTCGATCGACACGGACTCGTCGAGGTAGTCCTTGGCGTTGTCGATGTCCTGCCAGCCCCTCCGTAGCGCCGCCACAGCATCCCGTCCGCGGCTCGCGGCTCGTCTCGCGTCTCGCGCCACCTTTCGTTCCACGTCGCGAGCCTTCTCGATCGCGTCTTCCATGTCCGACGGGTCGACGTTGTACCGGTCCATCAGCGCACTCGACGGCGTCCCCAGCACCACCTCCCCCAACTCGACCTTGTTCTTGTCCAGGTACGCCAGCACCTCGGCCTTCGTGACCGTCTTCTTGCCCTCCAGGAACTCGTTGAGCCGCGTCCACTTCACCTCGTCGACCTTGACACCGGCCGGGCCAGCGAACGAGGCCACACCGCCCACACGGGCCGCGTGCGCCTCAGCCTCGGCGCCCTGGTTGAGCGGGTACGTGGCGAGCATCTTGCCGTCGCGCATCACCGGCTCGTTGCCCTTCATGACCGGCTTGCCGTCCTTCACCTCGGGGACGCGCTCCTTGACCTGCCACTTACCCAGCGCGCCACGAAGTTGGTCCGGGGTGAACCGGTCCTGCTTGAGGCCCTCGACGGCGCGGCGCAGGCCCGAGTACCAGATCGGGGCGGGGTCGACGCGGCGGCTGAACTGGGGACGCTGCCCATCAGGCCAGTAGCCCCACTCGTGAATCGAGTCCCCGTTGGTGAAGATGTCCGCCGCCTTCACCCGGGCGCTCAGGATCGTGTAATCGCCGCGCAGCGCCGATTCCCCGTGGTCCTTCGCGTAGGCCTTCGTGATGGTCACCCAGTCGCCCGGGTTGATGCGCCGCGCTTCGTTGGGCGGGGCCTGCCGTAGTCGCTCCAGCTCGGCGCCCAGGCGGTCGTACTCGCCCGGGTCGCTTGCGCCGCGCTTGAGGATCCGCGCCATCCGATGCTCGATGTCGCCGACCCGCTCTGCGTTGTCCTTCGGCACCGCGCGGTAGATGGTGACCTTGGCATCGGGCCGCCCCTTCATGGCGCGGGCTATCGCGAACGCCTGGCGGTCCAGAACCTCGTCACCGGTACCGTAGTAGCGGACACCGTTCGGCCCGTAGACATCATCTGGGTACACCACGCCGGCGCCGGTCAGGTCGTGTAGCGGCGCGCCCTCTTCTGGGCCAGTGGGCCGGTGCTCGCCAGCGTAGTCGTCCTCAGCGCGGCGGCTGAACCTGGCCCGCGTCCGCTCGCTCACGGTGTCCCCGCCCCTCACGTCGATCTCGGTCACCTCCATGTCGGCCCACTCGCCGGGCAGGGCGAGGTCAGGCAGGGGCGTCGTCGTCGCAGCCTGTTCCCGGGGCGCCATGGCCCCTGTGTCGGCCTGGGCGACCTCGGGCCTGTACCGACCCCTGAACCGCGCCAGGTCCAGCGCCGTGGCTCCGGTATACGTGGACTCCGGCAGCTCGTCCATGCCCACGCCGTCCCACGCGGCCCGATGACCGGCCGTGACGACCTCGTCGTAGAGGCCTTCGCGGGGCGGCTCGGTGCCGAACGCGAGGGCGTCGAAGTTGCGGCGGCTGAACTGCGGCTGGCCCTCGGCGATGGACTCGCGCATGGCGTCGGTCACCGGCAGGTGGTGGACCTTCTCCGACCTGTCGTGGGCGAATGATGTGTCCTTGGCGATGGGGACCTGAATGTCCGTCATCCCAGGTTTCGCGTCCCACTTCGCCGCGTACCGCTTGAGGAACCCCGGGATCATGCCGTCGTACAGGTGTTCGGCCCATTTGCCGCCGATCTTGAGGTCGAGCCCGCTGATGGACGGGTAGCCTTGGCTCTCGTCCTCCTGGACGAGGTCGTAGTTGATGCGCTCCTCAGCGCCTGCGCGATCAACGAACCGCTCGGGCGCGAAGTCCGGGTGGTTCATGTCCAGCGTGTAGTCGCCGTTCGTGTTGATGATCGCGAAGGCGTCCGGATCGTCAGGGTGCTCGACGACCTCGAAGAGGCTGTTGCGGTCGTACTCGCGCCGCTTCACCTCCTCACGCAGTTTCGCTCCCGGTTTCTCACCGATGTACTCGTCGATCTCGTCGATGCCCACGGTTTTGTTGATGACCGTCTTGCCATCGTGGTCGTAGGCCAGAAGGGTTTCGCCATTCGGGTCGTAGGCGACCTCGCGCACCCGCTTCGCCAAGTCGTAGCGGTCCTGCTGCGTCTTCCCGGTCGTCCACGTCACGCCGTCATAGCCGTCCTCGACGGCCATTCGCAGCGCCACCTTCATCGTGAGCTCGTGCCAGTCCTGGGGAAAGGGGGTGGGGGGCACGCGCTCACTGTTCTTCACGGCGATTTCGCGCTGCATGTCCAGGCGTTCGCGGTTGAGCACCCTCGCCCCGTAGGATGGTGCCTCGTCGCGTCCGACTGTTCCCTTGCCGACCTTGACCTCGCGGCCATCGGGGTGGCTGACGATCCACTGGTACTCGGTCTCAGCGACGGAAAGGTCTTCTGGTTGAACCTCGACAGGAAGCCCGGTGTCGGCCTCGTCGCCGCGCACGCCCTTCTTCCGCACGTCCGCCGCCCAGTCCGACTGCACCTCCTCAACGTGCAGTAGCCGCTCGCCCTTGGGGCCGAGGCGGTCGTTGACGCGGAGGTGGGCGAGGAGGTTCTCACTCATGCCGCTGAAGTGGGGAGCCTGGTATGTCGGTTGCTGGTCGCGCCACTGGTTCTCACGGTCGCTGTTCACCCGTCCGAGGGCGTCGGCGATGGCGGCTTCACGGGTCGGGTGCAGCCCGTTCCACGGCCGGGCGTGGATCTGTCCCGGAGGCGTGATGCCCCACTGCCGGGACTCGGGCTGGTTCCGGTCGACGATCGGTTCGTAGCCCTCTGGCAGCGTGGTCAGCGGTTCGGGGGGCGTCCCTCCTGGGTTGAGGCGCAGCAGCACCTCCCGGTAGTTCTCGCCGCCCGGAAGAACGTGGGCGTCGTACTGCGGCTTCGTGATGGCACCGTATGCGAGTTCCACTTCACGGCGCGCGTCCTGCCATTCGCTCGACGCGAGCAGGTAGTCCGTGAGCGCCTCCTCGAAGGCATACGCCTCTACATACTTGTTCAGGCGGTGCAGCAGGTCAGAGACCTCGCTGGGGCCGATCCTGGTCCCGTTGTTGAGGTCGATCATCGGCTGGGCGCCGTCCATGTAGACGCCCATGATTCGCGTGTCCTGCTGGCTCGGGTAGATCGCGATGCCCTCGACCGCGCTGCGCACCTTCGCCTCTGCCGCCACCTTCCGCCGATGAACCTCCTGCATCGCGGTCTTGGCGGCCTCGGCGCGAGGGCTCTTGCCGCCCAGCACCTTCTCCTCGATCTCCACGCGGTTCGACTTGACGAACGCCCGGACCTCCTCCCGGGTCACCACGCCCCTTCCCGCCGCCCAGGCTTCGATGCCCAACCAGTCGAGTTCGGACTGCTTGACGCCCGGCCGCTTCTTCAGGCTGGCGACCAGCGACCGGCCCTTCATCTGCTTGGCGGCACCGAAGGCGTCGTCGACGCTGCGCTCGACCGCTGAGTAGAAGGTGTCCTGGGCGCGGCGGGAGAACAGGGCCGGGCCATACTCCACGTCGGCCTCGGCATAGAACCGCTCCCACTCGGCCCGCAGCTCGGGATCGGCGGCCATCAGGCGGGTGGCGATCTCGCCCTCCCAGAACCGCCGGTCGTGCGCAGGGTCGCGCATGAACCCGGGCTCGAGGCCGGCCGCGCGCTCGATGTCGGCGAGAATGTCAGCGGTGCCTATGTTCACGCTCGGCCCAACGTCGCTGCCCCACTCGTGAAGCGCCTTCAGCAAAGCGGGCCCGCTGACGCCGTCCGTCACCGGCATGGCGGCGATGGCCTCGTTGGTGCGCTGCAACCAACGGTCGTACTCGGGGCCACGGCGAGAGTACAGGATGCGTGGGTCGCCGGGGTCGAAGGTGCCCCGGTTGCTGATCGACTTGATCTGCGTGGGCTCGAATGCCGCCACCACCATCGGGTTGCGCACGGTGAACTTGCCGAGTTGTTCGGCACTTGACGCGACGATGAGGCCATCATGCCCGGCGGCAATCTGCTTCTCGCGCCACGTCGACCACCACGCCGTGTCGCCGCCGTGGGCCTCGCGAAGCGAATTCCACTTCCCCTGCGTCAACACCAGAGGATTCGCGATCTTGAGATAGACCGGCATCGTGCTGTCGCCGAACATGGAGGCGAACTCGCCGTCATCGGTGAACCAGAACCCCACCTTTGACGGCCCCTTGCCGGACTTCGCCCTGTCGAATGCGTCGATATCTGCGGCGTCGGTTCCGTGGTACACCACCAGCGGCTGTCCCTTGTCGTCCACCACCTTGCTGTCGCCGAACCACCGCTTGAACCACGGCGAGTCCGTCTTGAGGCTGGTCCAGGCATCGCGGGCTCGCGCGAAGGGATCCTCGGCGGCCGCGTAGGCGATGATGGAGGCGTCCCCACCCAGCGCCGTCCGCGCCGCCTTGAACGTCGCCCCGGTCGATACCACGTTGTCGACCAGGAACACCCGGCCCTCGGGGACTGTGGCGTTCTCGCGGAGCCGCATCGTCATCTCGCTGGCGAGCATGTCGGGGCCGCCGGACACCTTGCGGTCGTAGCTCCGGGCCCTGGCCTCGCCCGTGAGCACGTCGGCCACAGTCGCCCCGGACCGCTCGGCGATGGCCTGGGCGAGCGCGAGGTTGACGGTCGTGTCGCCCTTCGACGACGGCACCGGCACCAGGACGGCGCCCTTCGGCACACGCGGGGCCAGCAAGTCGGCCGCCGCGTCGATGCTCTCGGGCGAGCCGTTCTTGATGGCGTGCGCGACCGTGCGGCCCTCGTTGTACGGGACGCCGATGATGGCGTCGTCGGGCAGTTCGGCGGCGTCGGCCCGCTTGCTGAACCTCGGGCTCGCCGCGACCCCGCCCGTCTCCTCGAACACGCCCTTCCGCGCGAGCCCGGCCTGCTGCCTGAGCGAGGCCACGGCGAGCGCCTGGATGTCGGCCTCGGTGAGGTCCAGGTACTTCCGCAGCGTCCCGAACGTCCGGTAGATCCATGCCCGGATCTGTGCCAGCAGGCGCCGCACCAGGGGCGTGTCGGGGTGGAACTCGACGAGGTAGGCCAGCCGCTCGCGCCGCACCGCCAGGTCCCGAGCCGGGCCAGGGTCTCCATCGACGCCAGCCTCGGCCGTGCGCGCCACCTCGGCGGCGAGGACCGTGTTCTTCTTGAGCAGCGCGTCCACCCGGTCGATCAGCGCCAGTTCGGCCGCCTTACCACCGAGCATCGTCGCCATGCCGGCGTGAACACCGACCTCGTGGAGCAGGACGCGGGCCACCTCGCCCTCGGACATCTCGCGCACGTTGAGGTAGGTCTTGCCCTCGTGAAACACGCCCTTGACGCCGCGCATGTCCGACGACTTGAGCCCATCCGGCAGGGTGTCGAGGTCGTCGACAAGGACCACCTGCTCGGCCTCGAGCAACGCCTGGGCGTCTTGGCCGAACCGCTCGGTGATGATGGCGCGGGCCTGCTCGGCGGACTCCATGCGAGGTCCGAACTCCCAGGGCCGGTTGCGCGCGACGAAGCCGATGCCTCGACGCTGCTCGGCGAGGCCCATCCTCCCCGGCTGAACCGGCCCCTGCACGTCGGCCACACGGAACTGCACGTCGTCGAAGTGCCCTGCCAGCGACGTGATCTCGCCCGCCTCCAGCCGCCTCCACGCCGTCACCTCGTCGTAGGCCAGCATCATGCGGGCGGTGTCGTCGTCGATGATGCCGGTGCGGACCATCTCCTCGAAGGCGTTCAGCCTCTCGGCGTAGCCCTGGGACGCCCGCATCTCCAACGACTCGGGGTCGACTTTGTCAAGCCGGGCCCGCCAGTTGTCGATGGTCTGGCTGCGGGCCACCTTCGCCCGCTCGCCGAACTCGGCCAGCGTCTTGCGGACCGTCGCCTCGTCCTGGCCGGTGAGGTGCCGGATCAGGGTGGTGGCGTTCTCGCGCTGCGCCTTCGACATGACGTCGAGCGGGTTCATGCCCTTGCGCACGGCGTCCCGCATGACCTTGGCGGTGACGTGGTTGGCGGCGTCGAGGGGGTCGCGGATGGTGATCTTCGCCCGTCCGGCGGCGTCCTCGGCGTCGAGGAGGCGCCCGATCTGGACGGCCTCGGGAGCGAGCCCTGCCCATGCCCCCTCCAGCGCAGCCGTCATGCCCGCCCCGCGCAGATCGCGGTACAGTCCCGCGCCAACCCAGCCGCGACGGATCCCGGAGCCGAGGCCACGCAGCGCGATGTCCTCGCCGGGGAACACGAAGTCGGCGATGATCCCGGAGGCGTTCAGGAACTTCCACTGCCAGGAGTCCTCGGCGAGGCCCATCCCGCGCCCGATGTTCTGCATCCCGAACATCCAGCCGGTTTCGCCCGTCTCGGTGCCCGCCAGAACGCGGGCGGTCCAGCCAGCCGACTCGAAGTCGCGCTGCGGCACGTAGTCGGACGGGCCCCACCGCTGAAGCCCCCAGTCGACCCCTGCCAGGACCACCTCCTCAGCCATCGCCGAGGGCACACCGAAGGGGACGCGCATGGCCCAGCCGAACGTCGTCTCGCCCCGGGCGCTCATGCTCACGGCCCCAAGGAACTCCTCGGCGTAGTCGAGCGCAGCGCCACCCGTCCGCTCGTAGGCCTCCCGGTTCGCGTCCACGCCGGCCTTCATCGAGTCGACGGTGATGGCCTGCTCGAGCGTGGCCTTGGGCAGGTCTGCCAGCGTGGCGCGCCGCCAGAACCGATTCCACACGGCGGCGACGGCCTCGTCGCGGTCGGCATCCGGCCCCTTCTTGCCCGCCGCCCGCAACGTCGGGTCGCTCGTGGCGTGGATGCCGTCCAGGTCGGCGATGAGTTCGAGCACGAGCGGGGAGGCGTCCTCGCCATCACGACGACCATCGGCCACGACGCGGGGCATCGTCGGCGCCTCGCCACCCACCCACACCCCCGACGGCAGGTTGCGGATCTCCAACGCGGGGAACAGCGGCGCCAGGTCCGCCGTCGTCTCGGCCGCCTCAATAATTTCCGCGTTCGTGAGCAGGTCGTTGTGCCGCGACCCGTCGCGCTGGAGCTGTTCGTAGGCCTCCCGCGCGTCCTCGGGCAGCAACTTCGCCACGACCGGCGAGACGGGGCCCTCGACGGCGCGCACCAGGTCCCGGACGGCCTTGGGCGCCATCACGTTGGGCAGGAAACCCCATTCGGGATCCGCGTCTGCCGCGACCTCGCCCGCCACGGTGATCGTGCGCAGCTCGACAGGCTTGAGCCCCTCCTTGATCTCGGCCAGCGCCTCGTCCTTCCGGGGGTGGTTCCACGGCGCGATGGGCTCCTCGCCACGCGCCCGTCTCGCCATCCCCTCTTCTGAGTCGAGGATGCTGCTCCAGGTGTCGCGGATGACGCTCGCGATGGCCGATCCCTCGGGGATTTCTGCGCCCTCGGGCGGTTCGAGGCGATCCCATGTGGCCCTTTTGATGGCGGCGAGTACGGCGCGGGGGCCGTCCCGGAGATTGTCCTCGTAGTCGGCCGCCCTCTCGATGCCGGCCGCCGTTGCCTTCTCCGCGGTCCACACCTCGCCTTCCGGCCGCCCGGTTTTCACCATGCCCGGCGCCATCGCACGCAGGGCCACATACCCGGCGTTGTCGCGCGGTGTCCCCTTGGCCTCGAAGGCGTCGAGCAGGAAGCCTGGCAGCGTCTCCGCGCCCTCAGCGTAGCTGATGTCGCGCTGAATCCGCTCCCACTCCTCACGCCTGACTGTCTCCTCGTCCAGGCTGCGGTCGGATTCGAGGCGCGTCTTCACCCTGGCCTCGGCGTAGTCTTCCAGCGCCGCCCTCAACTCGGGCTCGGACTTCGCGATGGGCGGGTCGCCGGGCGCCTCCTGCCGTTCGATGGGGCTGAAGTCGTCATCGTCGTCATCGTCGTCGTCGACGCCCACGTCAAGGGGCGCGACCGCGGCCCGATCCATGGGTTCGTCGATCGGCTCGGCGCGCATCCGGTCGACCATCGCCTCAGCCTCGGAGCGAGGGAGCTTCGTGCGGGCCATGAGGTCGCGGATCGTGCGCTCGCGGTCGGTCGATGCCATGTGCTGCCTCTGTTACGGCGCGGCCAGTGCGTCAGCTTCGGCGTACTTGGCGCGCATCTGCTCGATGGTAATCTGCTTCGCGTTGTACGCCTGCATCGCGTCCTTGCGGATCTGGGCCGCCCTGGCGATGTCGACCGGATCGGCTGGCAGGTACGTAGTTGTGCGCGGCTTGCGTGGGCCGGCGGCCTGGGCCTTGGGCCGCCGGGGTGCGTCGGCCGCACGGTCCATCGGCTCGACGGGCGCGGGCGCCGTCGGGGCCGCCCGCGGGGACAACTCAGCGGCCTCGGCTTCCACCTCCTCGATGGCCTCGGCGAGGGTCTGGAGCGACGTGAGCACCCGGTCGCGTTGCAACTCCAGGTCGTCGATGTCGGTCTGCCGGCTGGCCTTGGCGAGTTTGGCGTCGATGGCCGCCAGAGTCTTCGTGTGCTCAGCCTGCAACGACAGGATGTCCGGCATGTCGCCGTAGATGTCCGTCAGCGCCTTCGCCTTCGCGGACGCCGCGCGGTCGGCGTCAGTGGGCGGGGGTTCGGGCACAGGGGCCGGCGTGGGCATCGTCGCCGTCTGCCCCGACGGCACACCCTCAGTGGCCCGCCCCACGTCCGGGGTCCACGCTCGCGCTGCCTCGCCCTGCCGGCGGCGGTCGGTGGGGCTGACGACGTCCCATCCGGCAACCCGCGGGCCCACGCGGACATGGGGCAGCGGGCCCGCGGACCCCAACGGGGCACCGGAATTGGGCGGGCCCTCAAACGGCGCCAACCGCCCCCGTGCCGCCTCGTCTTTGAGGCGCTGAGCCTCGATGGCGTCCCTGCGGGTGTCGATGTCCTCGCGCGAGACGCTCTCCCGCTCGTCCGCGCCGAGGGCCCAACCCTGGCGAGAGAGGTTGAGCGTGTCGTTGCGAAGCCCCACCCTGTCACCGGCGTTGAAGTGCCGCCGCTCGATCTCGACGAGAGTGCGACCGAAGGAGCCGACGAGCTCGGGCGGCATCCCCTGCGTCATGCTGGTGATGTCGTAGATCCGCTGCACCGCCTCGTCGGTGTCGCCCGCCGCGTGGGCATCGGCCAGGGCGTTGGCGGCCACCTCCGAGAAGTAGACGTCGTCGCGGGCCCGGTCGTTGGCCGTCGCCGCCGCCGTGCCGAGATCGGCCACCACCTCGCCCATGACGTCCGCCCGGGGGCGCTGCGCTGGGTGCTGCCCGATCATCTTGACGATCGCGGCGGCCGCATCGCCCTTCGCGAGGGTCGCCTGGTCGCTGGTGGGGGTGCCCTCGGCGTCGAGGGCCACGAAGTACACCGAGCCGTCCGCCCTCTGGAGGTAGCGGTAGGTCCCGTTGTCGTCGTCGACGACGCGGTCGGCCTGTCCCGTCGCCATCGTCAGCGCGTCGATCGCCTTCGCGAGGTTGTCGAACAGCGCCGGGGCGTCGGCGTACAGGCCGGGGTCCATGTCGAGCAGCGACGCGGTCGACTGCTTGAGCGCCAGGAGCCGCTGCCCGCCCTCGTCGACAGTGGCCGGGTCGGCGAGCAGGCCACGAATCGCGGCAAGTTCGTCGTACAGCCAGTCGTGGACGCCGGTGAGCCCGAGCACCTTGTCCTCGTCACCTGCCCGGTTCGCAGCAGTGTAGGGGATGGGCAGGCCAGCCGGGGCGCCGGGCTCAAGTCGGTAGTCCTGGGACGCCTCCGCCGCTGCCTTCTCGGGGTTGCCGCGGTTGCGCAGGATGTAGGTGTCGGCCTCGCCCCGCACGACGGGATCGGTGTCGGCGCGCATGTCCAGGCCCGCCTGCAAGCGCCCCAGCCGTCCCAGCGAACCCCGGGCGGGCGTCTGGAACGGCGTCTCCAGCAGGTAGTTGAAGCCGTAGCCCGCGAACAGGTCGGCACCACCCTGCGCCCGGATCCGGGCCCGCTCGGCCACGAGGTCGTCGCGTCGCTTGCGGAGGTCGGCGAGTTCGGCCTCGCTCTGTTCGGCCCCCGGCTTGACGATGGTGTCGTACCAGTCCTGCCAGCTCCCCGCGCCGGACACGCCCACGCCCGGTCCGCCGCCACTCGTCCCGACGCTACCGCCGCTCCTGGCGCTTGAGGAACGCTCGCCCAGGCCGCCAACGCCGTGGCTCATCACCCGCTGCCGCCTGGCGGCGGCTGCCTCTGGCGACAACGGGCCGAACTGCGCCTCGGCCCACTCCACCGGGGTCCTCCCGCCGAAGTGCTCCTCGCCCCACCTGGTCGCTTCCGCGCCGGCCGCGCTCTCCGGCGACAGACTCGCCGCCGCGTTGAGGTAGAGCCCCACCTTGTAGCGCAGGGCCCTGTCCTGCACCGACCCTGGCTGGATGCCCTCCTCGGCCCGGATGCGCTCGTAGGTCTGCTTGGCCTGCTCGCGCGCCATCGCCGGGTCGTCCATCGACGCGACGTTCTTGACCATCTCGCCCAGGTGCGCCTCGGACTCGCTGGAGAGGTTGGCGATCTCGCGCTGCGCCGTGCGTTCCTCGGCGGCGATCTCCTCAAGGTCCACCTCGGCCCCGATCTTGGCGGCCTCGACGGTCGCTTGACCTCTCGCAGTCGCGGCGGCGACCATGCCCGCGCTGTTGGTGGCGACCTTGACGATGTCGCCGAACTTCGCGGACGCCGAGAGTCGCAAGTTGTCGCGACTCTTGATGATCTGTGCGATCTGCTTGTCGATGTCCCGGATCTCGTCGCTGAGCGCCTTGGGGTCCATCTGGGCGAGCCGCGCTTCCATCGTGGCGTTGAACATGCGTTGGCGCTCGCCGATGAACGCCGCCCAATAGGAGACGATGGCGGGCGTGCCCATGTCGAAGTGGGGGTCGTAGGTCGGCCGGATGAGCGGGGTCGCCATGACCTACTCCGACGCGGGCGTGGTGCGGTACAGGCTGTTCGTCGCGGAGGTGTCCCGCCCGGTGAACGCCCTCATGTAGAAGATCTGCATCGTGGGGTCGGTGTCGCCCCAGTCCACCTTTTTGACGTGCTGCGCGGCGGCGACCTGGCCCGCGAGCCCGGCGACCTGGCCGATCCCCTGCGCGATAGCCTGCCTGCGCTCCTTGACGCGCTCCGACTTGTAGGCGGTGGCGCTGTCGGCGCGGTCGAGCTGGCGGCCCATCTCCTGGAGGCGGGCCATGGTGTTGGCCTGGTTGACGGCCAGCGCCGCCTCCTGCGCGGGGCGCGCGGCCCCCTCCTCCATCGTCCGGATGTCGGCGGCCGAGGTCGTGCCGCCCGTCGCGGCGATGCGTGCGCCGGCCGCCTGCTGGGCCTCGCGCTGGATGCCGCCGGCGCGAGCGAGCCCCTGCCTGTGCTGCTCCTCGATGATCTTGGCCTGCGGGGTGGCAGCGAGTTGGCCCTTGGCGTGGGCGGCGTTCAGCTTTTCCAGCTCGGCGTTGTTGCGGCGGTCCTGGTCGGTGTTCCACGCTGCCGCGGCGATCTGCGCGGTGGTCGCCGCGGCCGAGACGCCGAGGCCGATCCCGAGCTGCTTCGCGTACTGCTGGCGAAGCGCGACGTCGGGGCTGACGGCAGCGCGGTCCATCGGGGACAGCTTCTGCGGCGTGACCCCCGCCCCTGGCGCGATCGTGAACGACTGCGGCGCGTTGGGGTCCTCGTACATGATGGAGTAGGGATTCTGGGAGGGGCTGCTTGTTGCCATGGTGTCATCCTACTTCCGTCAGGGGTGCGCCACCCGATACCGCCAGGTGTCAGCCGCCGAACACGCCGCCATACCACGAGTCGAACTGGCCCCCGCCCGCGGCCCGGAGCATGGGGTCGTTGCCGCCACTCGCTGCCGCGACGGGCCTCTTGAACGCGACCGCCTCAGCCTCCTTGGCGAGCCGGTTCTGCTCGTAGGTGGCCTGCCGCGCCAGCCTGTCGCGCTTCGCCTGGGCGGCCTCAGCCTCGTTGTAGGCGTCCTTGGCGCGCTTGGCCCCGAGGAGCCCGCCCGCGACGGCCCCGGCGACGGCGCCGACGACGCCACCCACAACGGTCCCGATGGGCCCCGCCGCGGTTCCCACGGTCGCGCCGAGCGCCGCACCCTGCCCGGCACCGCTCAGCGCGCCCTGCGTGGCTCCTGCCCGTGCTGCCTCCTGTTCTTCCGTCGGCATCGCGACCTCCTACACCGGCACCAGGATACCCGTGAACGTCCCAAAGAAGGTATCCGTATCCGCCCCGGTCTTCCCCTGGAGGCGCACGATGGAGCCGGCCGGGATCGCCTCCACGCCCTCGAAGTCGAACGTGGACCACACGCCCGCCGCCACGCCCCACAGGGCGATGGTGCGCCACACGCTGCCCGTCGCCTTGACCTGGAGGCGTGCGGCACCGACCGCCGTGGTGTCGAGCATCCCGACGCGGGCCCGGTCGAGCACCAGGACGTAGCCCGTCGGCACCCGGTCCCAGGCGTGCTGGATCTCGCCGGTGAAGTCGTCGCTACTCGCCGTGAGCTTCGCCCAGGTCGTGCCCTTGTTCGCGGTCCCGAAGCTGATGACGCCTGCCTGTGCGGCGGCTGAACCCACCGAGGCGGGCCGGGCGTAGAGGATGGCGTCGTAGAGGTATGCCGAGGCGACGACGGTGGTGCCGTTCATGGACACCGTCTCCTCGACGAGGGCGCCCGTGGTCGCCTGGATGCCGCCCAGCGTGACGGTCCGCACCCCGGTCCCTGCTGCGGTGTCGGCAGCCTCGGCGCTCCACACGTAGACGGTGGCGGCGCTTGGCTGAACCACCGTGCCGTCGCCCTGGTTGGCGATGTCCTTGTAGGCGGTCCCAATGCCAGCCAGGACGCCCGTGCGCCTCACCACGAGGCGCCTGCCCGGGGAGCGCCCAGCCGCCACCGAGGCCCGGTCGAAGTCGCGCACGGCCCTGTCGCGGGTGACAGCCTGGATGGGCACGGCCACCTGGACGACGCGCACGTCGCTGGTGTCCTTGCGGCTCTGACCGTCACGCCACGTCACGATGCACCTCGGTCGCGTTGCAGCCCGTGATGGCGGGCGCTACCTTGAGGGTGAACCGAGGATACGGAGGTGTCTCGTGATTCACTACCTGCTTGTGGCGGTTGTTCTGACGGCGTGCGACGACGCGGCCGACGAGGTGGAAGTCGAGGTCGTCGAGGAGTGCCCGACGTTCGAGGCTCGGGCGAACCGGTGTCCCAACGGCGACCCGGACTGCTGCGAGGCGGCCGGATTCGATGACTGCGGGTGGGGCATGTTCCCGGTCGCAGTGAGTCACGATCCGGACAGCGACTGCCAGCGCGCCTACTGTGCGGCGTACTCGGACAACGGGGCGGGGTGCTGCTCGAGCTCCAGCTACAACGACTACTTCTACAATTGCGACTGCGTGGGGTTCCACTACGAGGGCGAGTAGGATCATCGGTACACCACGCGCACGATGATCGCACGGGCGCGGACCCAGGCGAACTTCCATAACCTGGCGGTTCCGCCGTTGTGGATCATGTAGCAAGCCACGCCGAAGGAATGACGCCCACGGGTGATGCCGGTCCAGCGTCCCTCCAAGAAGTGCCATTGGCGGTATGCGTCGTTTGTGGCCACCGTGGTGCCGGTGTTGTAGATGCGGCGCGCCCCGCCGGTCCACGCCGTAGCGGAGAAACTCTCATTGGGATCACGGAAAAGGGCGAACCTGGCTGCCTCGTTTGCGCCCGCCGCGGCAGTTCCCTCTTGCTCGTAGGCGTGAAAGCACGCCCGCACGATGACCTTGGCCGTGCTCTCAGTGGTCGACGGCTGCACGTCGACGGTGCGCCACAGGCCGGGAATGGGTGTCCAGGCGTTCTGGAGCACGTCGTCGGCGATGACAAACCCCTCGAGCCTGTCGTCCGTCACGGTGTTGTGGTTGATCTCGCATGTCTGCATCACGGCGCGTTGGGGTGTGGGGATGAAGTCGGGCCGGATGACGTTGGCGCTGCTCACGAACGGGGTGGCGTCGTAGTCGGCCGCCACGATGCCGCCATTGAGCCACGTCTCGACCTCGTCGACGCGGGACAGCAGGCCAGCAGCGGTGAGGGTGTCGCCACCTGCGTAGGCGGTGAGGGTGACGGGCATTAGCGGAGGATCCTCTCGACGTAAAACGTCACGTCCTGGATGTCGATCTGCACGGCCCCAATCGACCACGCGTAGAGTGCATACCACCGCTTATCTGTCGTGCTACCAGTGGTGTCGCGGGTGCTCATTCCGCCGCTAAACCATTTGTCGTCAATGCCCGCGTAGGTGCGCTGCGTCTGGTCCAACTGCGCAAACACCCCAATGCCGACCGCTCCGTCGTCGGAGTACCACAGCGAGAACTCGTGGTCATCGGCGCACTTATGTTCAAACACGCAGCGGACGATCGTTTCGTAATCCGCGTCGTCGCCAATGAAGAAGAATCCGATCTCGATATTGACGCCGCCGATTTGTACCGGGACCGGAAACGCTGACACCACGGTACCGGCTGCATCGTCGGCGTAGACGCGGGGCACCGTATCCATGCCGTCGTTCACGGCGTCGACAGCAATGTTCCGTCGGTCAATCCCCTCCTGGGCGATGTTGACGGCGCCGATGTCGCCGCTCTGCGTGTTCCACGCAGTCTGCGTGGTGTTGAGGGCGGCGATCTCGCCGTCGTCGCGCTTCAGGATCTCGGTGACGGTGACGCGTGCCATCAGTGCCCCCGCCACACGGCGATGAGTTCAACCAGGTCCAGAACGCAGTTGTCGCCCGTGGGGCTCGTCGAATCAGTCAACCATGTTCGCGCCTGAACGGTGATGGTTGCTGTTCCTGCCCCCACGGTGGCCTCCCCGAACAGGAACGTCGACCACGGATCCAGCGCCCCGGCGAATTGCGGCGCGAGCGCCACCTCGGTACCCGCGCAGACGATCCGGAACGCCACGTTGTTGCTACTGCTGCCGGTGGTCCATGCCCACGTCCCGCCCCATTCAATCTCGATAACGCCATCCGACGGCACTTCGATCGACATGGTCTGGACGGTCTGCCAACCGATACGCTGCCCGTCGATCGATGCCCCGCCCGGGTCGGCGGTGATATCGCCAGCGATGACGTTGAACGTGCCCGGCACGATGTCCTCGGTGTCGACGGACACCTCGGGCAGGTTGTCGCGGTCGACGTGGCCGTTGAACTCGGCGGCGAGGGCGGCGTGGTTGAGGTTCCAGTCGCGGGCGTCGGCGACATCGCCGGCCTCGACATGCCTCACGCGGTACCGGAACGCCATCAGACCGACCCCCCGCCGAAGTTGTCGGTGAGCGGCACGATCCGGCGCTCGCCCTTGACTTCCAACTCCCAGCCGAGGATCTGCACCCGCCGCCCGGCCGGGGTGAAGGCGAGTTGAAGTTCGGACATCGGGCCGTCGTTCATCGTCGAGAAGTTCCACCACACCACGACCGGCCGGTGTTCCGCCCAGGTCCACGTCACCGCCACCACGCCCGTCGACCCCAGCACGGCCGAGTCGTAGCGCGGCATCATCGACACGGAGGAGTCGGACGGGTCCACGGCGCCGTCGTCGAGCGGGTACATCTGGTCGTGGAGCAGGTAGGCGTTGCCGGACTCCGAGCGGGCGGCGTCGAAGCTCACCTCCATGCCACGGTTCACGGTGTAGGTCGCCCGGATGTCGTTCTCGCCGTAGCCGACGCAGTAGATCCCGATGCGGTGCGCCTCCACCGCGCGCCAGAGCGAGGCGAAGTTGATGTGTACCGTCTCGTACAGCGGCTCGATGTCCCACACGCCGCCCTTGTCGGACCACCCCGGGGAGTAGACGTGCAGGCCGGGCGTGCTGGCGGTGTTGCTCGACCCGAAGATCAGGTAGCCACGGTGGTCGGCCGTCTCGATGATGGCGCCGATGGGGTAGTTCTCGCGGTAGGACCAGGCACCGATCTCGTAGTGGTAGACGAGGACGCGGGTGGGGTAGGTCTCGCTGAGCGTCGGGATGGCTACCCACCATTCCTTGTCAGCGTGGTAGACGGCGCTGCGGACGTTGGCGAGGGCCGAGGTGTTGACGCGCTCCCACTCGTCGGGGAGCTGCGTGCCGAGGTTCACCACGCGCGTCGTCGTGCCGGTGTTCTCGAGCGCACCTTCGAGCAGCTTGATGCCACCCGTGCCGATGAAGGCCACGCCGAGCCCGGGGATCTCGCTGACGCAGCCAGGCCCGCCCGCACCGTCGTTCAGCGTGAGCGTCTGCGAGTAGAACCCGTTCACCGGGTCGCCTTTGATCAGGTAGATGCCCCGCTCCTTGAAGACGACCACCGCGTTCTTCGTGGGGTAGAGGCACGTCGGCGAACCGCCCACGCCGTCGGACAGCGGGAAGCGGTTGTCGGGTGGGAAGACCTCGGGCATCCCGGGCGCGCTGTAGTAGACGCCGCCGTAGGTCGCCGTCGCCACGAACATCGTGTTCTTGAAGGTGCAGAGGAGCGTGGCGTTCGTCGGCCACGGCCCAAAGTCGAGCTCGTCGACCGCCGCCCCGAGCTGCGCATCCGGCTTCACGTCCATGAAGATCCGGGTCACGTTGTCGAGGATGGTGGTCAGGTAGTAGAAGTTCTCGCCGCCGCTCAGGGCCAGCGGGTAGCCGTCGGCGTCGAGGATGTCCTGGGTGCGGTAGACGACCCTTCCCACCACGCTCTCGTCGCCCGTGGGCACGTCGACAGTCAAGAAGTGGCGACTTCCTGCCGCGTTGGTGAACGTCACCATGCCGCTGGCAACGCTCAACGGCGACAACTGCCCGCGATCGTTGAGGAACGCCACCTTGTACCGGACCCCGCTGGCGGTGTCGTATTTGCCGAGCCCAATGGTGTCCGACTCGGTCTGGTTGGTGATCGAGCCTGTTGACACGTTTTTGTTGGCGGCGTAGCCGCTCGGCGGCGGCGGCGGCGACAGGAACCCGGCCCGGTCCGCCTTGCGCCCGTCGAAGACGAGGGCGTCGGACGCCCCGGTCACCATGTAGCAGAGGTTCCCCCAGGTCTGGTACTGCGGGCCCCACCACACGCCGTCAACGCTGGCGATGGACCGTGCTGTGCCGTTGAACAGGTCGCCGTCGATGTAGTAGATGTCGCTATGGTTGCCGTCCGGGGCCAGGCTGCCGTTGAAGTAGCTCCACCGCCCGGACTCCGTGGTGTAGAGCAGCCACTGCACCACGCCCGAGTGCTGGGCGAACCAGTGCAACGACGTGATCCGCGACTCGCTGTCGTAGCTGTTGACGCTGACGGTCGCCTCGCCCTGGACCTCGTCGTAGTTGTTGGTCAGGTTGCGAAACCCGCCCGCGTCCTGCCAGCCGTCCTTCGGGTTCCAACGCATGTCGCGGATGCGCGCGGCGAACTCGCGGGACGGCGACCACCGCTGGTCCATGCCCCGGAGCGGGCGGGCCTCGATGATGCTGGTGTCCTTGGGGTCGAGCACGGGCGCTTCCTACGAGATGGACGGGGTGCCGAGGTTGCGGTCGCGGGGGCTCACCCACCGGGATTCGAGCTGGTCCTCCTTCCACGAGCTCATGCGGTACCGCTCGTCGATCTTGGTCATCGAGGCCTTGAGGTTGTCGAGCGCCTCCATCGCCCTGGCGTAGTAGGCGCGGCGGTCGTCGCCCTTGAGGATGTCGGCCAGGACCGAGTTGACGAGGTAGTCCGACACGGCAGAGGGGCCGAGCGGGGCGTCGGCCTTGCTCTGGAACGGGCGAGGCCTGAACCAGAGACGCAGGCTGATGGTGCGGTCCTCGTCGGCGGTGTAGTAGAGGCGGACGGTCTGCCTGGTGCCCTCAGGGTTGTCGTAGACCACGTCGTCGTAGGTGGCGGCGTAGGTCGGCAGCATCGTCGTGTCCGAGATGCCTGCGGCGGCCTGGGTGCCGGTGATGGTGCGGATCGCCATCCAGCGGCCGCGCTTGGTGATGTCGCGCCGGTAGACCCGGATGCGCAGGCCCGTCTCGACGAGGCCGGTGCCGGGGTTGTGGCGGATCTCCTCGAAGCCGGAGAGGTCGACCTGGTCCTGGCTCCCGGTGAGGGTGATCTGCGCCTCGGGGCTCGGCGCGGATTCGAGCCCGGCGCCCATGATGGTGTAGCGGTACTCGTAGGTACGCAGGGATAGCGCGCCCGACGTGTTCGCCGCCAAGGTCGGCGCCTCGAAGGGCGGCCGGCGCTGCTTGCTATCGTCCTCGATGGCCCACTGCGGCCGGCCGGTGGTGCTGCGCTTGAGCGTCTCCATCTCCTCGGTGAGCCGCCCGACGGAGGGGATCTTGCCCCAGCCGTCCGTCTCGCGGTCGTCCCGGTAGCCGAGCACCTGGATGGTGTCGCTGGGCAGCAGGTACTTCCAGAACTTGATGGTCCACGCAGTCCGCTCGGTGCCAGCCAGGGCCACGCTGACCGGGGCGTCCAAATAGATGTAGCCGTTCGCCGTGTCGACCTGGACGATCTCGTACTCGGTGCCGTCCTCGTGGATCCAGGTGCCCTGCCCGGCCCAACTCGCGTTGAGCCAGGTCGGGTCCGTCGTCTCGAGGCGGCGGAGGTTGAGCGTGGTGCTGCCGAGCGAAATCGTCGCGGCTGGGTTGATCTGGGCGTAGAGGGGCAGCGTCGTCGTTCGGATGAAGAACTCGTAGGGCGGCGCGCTCTCGGCGAGGCTGTTGTACTTGTTCTGGAGTCGGCGCACGAACGAGTCGGTGTAGGTCTTGAGATCAGGGTTGAACATGATCTCGTCGTGCAGTTCCTGGACCATGCGGCCGAGCGTGCGCATCAAGACACTCCAGACGAAGGCGCCCGGCGCCCCGCGGAGGACGAGGTCGCCGGGCGCGGCGAGGACCAGCCCGAGGGGGCCGGCACAGGATCAGTTCCCGTCGATCGCGAACTCGATGACGTCGTACTCCACCTCGAAGTAGATGGGGGAGTCGCCGGTGGTGAGGTCGGCATTGCTCACGGTGAGCACGAGCGCGGCGTTCTCGACGGGGACGATGGCCTCGGGCGTGGCGACGGCGGCCGATGCGGGCTTGACGATGACGTGCTCGTCGTTCGTCTGGTCCACGAACCCGGTCATCTCGATGCTCGCCACTTCCTGCCCGGAGGCGTTCGTGTAGCGGATCTCCATGTCGTCGGTGCTGGCGGTGCCGATGACGTAGACGGCCGAGTTGTAGTCGAGGAAGAGGTGGGCCTCCTTGAAGACGAGCGCCTTGCCCGAACCGGGCGCGGCAACCAGCGTCTTCGGCGTGTCCTTGAGGTCAAGGACCTGCGCCGAGGTGATGGTGCCCTTGGCGAGTTGCGTGCCACCGAAGCCGGGGAACACGCTGGTACCGAGGACGCCGTCGGACTTGTACGGAACGGTTGAGGACATTGGGGTCGACTCCGAGATGAAGGGGATGGAGAGGGTTCGCGCCGACCGTCACGCGACGGTCGGCGCTGGAGATCAGAAGGACTCGCCGTCGTAGAACAGGGCGGTCGAGTCGAACCGCTCGCCCATCCACTGCCCGGCGCAGTCGACGTAGCCGACGTCCACGCGACGGTCGCCCGAGTGCTGGTTGCCCTGCATCGGGACCACGCCGAACATGCCGTCGATCTCGTCGTTCTTGAGGAAGATCGGGTAGATGCTGCCCAAGTCGAGCGAGAGCACCGACCACGGGGCCGCCGTCGTGACGGTCCCGGCCGTCGGCATGTCCGAGGTCGGGTAGCAGTCCTGCCCGTCGATCTTGAAGTCGGGACCGATGATGTCGGCCGACTGCGTGCCGGTGTACTGGCGGTAGGGGTGCATGACGCGGGCGAAGTGCGTCGCGCCGGACTGCGAGGCCAGGTAGATGACCTTCGACTTGTCGATCAGCCTCTCGCGCTGGAGGTTGCGGACGGTGATGAAGCCGAGCCGCCCGTTGGAGCCCACGGCCCCGCCCAGGTCGTAGCTGTGGTTGTTCATCCCGCTGGCGGTGGCGTAGGTCGACTTCGACAGCCCGCCGACCGTGTTGCCCTGCGACCCGTGCGCGTCCTCTTCGATGTAGCCGGCGGATCCGACGGTCGCGTAGTCCGAACCGTTCAGGGTGGCCCATCCGCCCGTCGTGAACGCGGCGACGCCACCCGTGAGGGAGTGCGTGTGCCAGTAGCGCATCACGGCCGCGGTGACGTTCTTCGCCCTGCGCGCGATGGCCGCCTTGGCCTCGTTGCTGCCGTTGAACACGGCGCGCTCGACGATGCTGGCGAGGAACGGCGCGGTGACGAAGCCCGGCGAGAAAATCATCGACTGGAGGATGCCGACGACCGTGAGGTCGATCGACTCGTAGCCGGTCGGGATGCCGGTGAGGCTGGAGTGCTCGCTCACCTCGACGTCGGCCTTCCACTTCTGGCCGCCGTTCTTGGTGAATCCGCCCTTGCCGTAGATGCGGTGGTAGGCGTCGAGCAGCGGGAGCTGCCGACGGAGCATGTCCTGCGTCTCGGCGACCGTGATCATCACGAGCGCGGCGAGCTCGTCGGTTTCGAAGGTGACGGAACGGGATCCCATGGTTCACTCTCTGAAGGGGAGGGGGTTGCTCACCCGCGCAGACTGTTTGCGTAGGCGATGGCTTGTTTCGGGTTGCGCGCCACCCAGTCGGTCATGGCGTCTGGGTTGGAGCGGATGTGTGCGGGCGGGCCTTCGATGGTCGAGCCGCCCCCGCCACCGCTGGCACGGGCGACCTGGCGCTGGGAACGCGCGGCGGCGTCGGCGCGGCGCGCCTTGCGCTGCGTCTCGGCCGCCATCATGCGGCGCAGTTTGGCCTCGCGGACGGCCTCGTCGAGGCGCCCCGCGGGGTCTTCGCCCGCCTTCTCCCAGCCGACGATGACGGCGTTCACGTCGTCCTTGAAGGTGGGATCCGCGAAGTCGTCGGCGTACTTCTCGACGACGGCCTGGCGGCGGGCCTCGCGCTGGGCCTTGAGGGCGTGCTCCTGGATGGGCTCAGCGAACTCGCCCAGGGCCTCGGCCATCTCCTTCTTGGCGATGCTGCGCATACCCTCGGGCGTGGTCGGGTCGAGCTTGTCGACGTCGACCTTCTTGCCCTCCGCGATCAGCTTGCGGATCTTCGGGTTGCCGAACATCTCGGCGAACGCGGCACGGGACCGCCCGAGCTCGCGCTGCTGCTCCTTGACGCTGAGCTCGACCGCCTCGGCCTGGCGAAGGGTCGCCTGGGCCACCTCGTCGGCGTGGGCCGCGCGCTTGTCCGCCACGCGCTTGAGGGCGCGGATGATGTGCCGCGCCTCGGGGGGCATGTCGGCGATGGTGCGCTCGTTGAGGCTGGTGAGGTCGACGATGTCGTCGTCGCCGGGCTCGCCGAGCATCTCCAGCACCTTGGCGAGTGCGTCGGCTTCGGCCTCGGCGGCGGCTGCGGGGTCCGGTTCGTCGGCGGCGGCTTCTTCCGGGGTTTCCAGCTCGCCGCCTGCGTCCAGGTTCTCGTTGTCCAGTTCTTCGACTTCTTCGATGGGTGTCGTCGGCATCTCGTGGTCCTCGCGTGTCACATCGCCGCCCGGGACATCGCGTCCTCGCCGCCGGCTTCTTCCGGGGCGGGGGCAGGGCGAGCCGGGGAACCCTCCGGTCCGGCTCCACCACCGATGTCGGCCGAGACGGCCTCGATGAACTTCTTGTCGTTGGCCATGACCCGGAGCTTGGCGGCGACCGCCTGGTAGTCGTCCGGGGTCTTCATGGTGGTCGGGTCGAACCCGTGCTTCGGCGCGTACTTGCCTCCCTCGACCTGCATCGCCATGATGAACAGGGTCGCCAGGGGCAGCCAGATTGCCGGCGGCAGCGCGGCCGACCACGTCTTCTCGCCCTTGGTGGGCTCCCACACGATCGGGCGGATGGCGTCATAGCCAGCGGGCAGGCTGTCGCTGATCTTGCCGAGCACCCCGTTGACCTCCTCCAGCACGCGCTCCACGTCGCGGATGGGGACGGCCTGGGTGGGCACGGGGCTTTGGTCCATCAGCGAACCCTGGACGGCCTCCAGGCGCTGCTGCTCGCTGGCCGCGACATCCGCCGGTCCAGGCGGCGGCGCGGTCCCTGCTGGCGCGGGCGGCGCTCCGGGCGCGGGCGGAACGGGAACGGTTGCGGGGGGTGGTGCGAGCTGGGCCATAGGGCCTCCTACTCGCGTTGTAGCACCCTCAAGCGAAACCGACGTGATACCGAAAGGTTACACCCCAACCAGGGGCTTGGCGGCGACGTTGACCTGCCGACCCGCCATCTCTCCCGTGAACGCACGATCGCCCGCCTTGGCGATGGCCTCGTGGTATGTGCGGCGGACCTCGGGCTCGGGATGATTGGCGTAGAAGTCCATGTCTTCGCGGTATGCTGCGTAGTCCGCGGCCTCGGCTTCGCGCCGCTTCGCCATCCTGGCGTCGACGATCTCGTCGAGCTTGCCGCCCGCCTCCTCGACGTGGTTCGCCCGCATCCAGGCTTGACGTTCGGCGCGGTTCGTGAACGTGCGGCCCGCGCCCTCGTCGTAGGTGCCGTAGGGGTACTTGTCGTTGTCCATGAGCGTGGTGAACAGCGGGCGCATGGTCGCGCCGCAGTCGGGGCAGGGGTTGCCGGTGTTCGAGCCACCCGCCCGGAAGTCGATGTCGAGATGGTGTTCCTTGCCGCAGGCGTCGCAGTAGAACGGCCGGGCGACGAGCCCACGCCACCGCTTGCCGTTGCGGACGCGGATCACGGTGCCGCCCGGCGCCTCACGCAGCTCGTCGGCGTCGTCGGCGTCGCCGTCGGCCCGTGCCAGAAGGTCGTACCGCGCGGGCTCGCCGCAGGTGGGGCAGTCGCGCTCGGTGTCGCGCTCGGCGATGGACGACGAGAAGCGGAACTGGTGGTTGTTGGCGCACTGCGCCACGTAGATCGGCATGGTCAACCCTGGGTCTGTGGGCCGATGCGCCCGGCGCGGAACATGGAGAGGGCCTCGGTGACCGCCTGTTCGCGCGTCTTGCCCTCGGCCACGAGCTTGTCGATCTTCGCGCCCACCGCGTCCCGTTCCGCCTGGGTGCGCGGGGTTGCGTGAGGAGCCGCCGCCCTGTCGATGGGGGAACCGCTCATTTGCGCGGCTTCGCCGTGGCGACGAAGCGGATGGCGCCGAGGGGGATAGATGCCGGGCGCTTGTAGGATGACGTCCGGATCTTGCCCCGGTAGGCGTAGTAGCCGTCGGGATCCTTGCCGAGGCTCACGCCGGACACGCCCGCCTTCTGCTTGCGGGCCTGCCACTGCGACTGCGCCGAGGGCGGAATGCCGCGCTGCTTGGACGGCGTGTGCGGCTTGGCGGCGGCGCGCTTGCCGCGCGTCCCCGTGGCCCGAAGCATGGGGTCGGAAGGCATGGTCAGTTCCCCCGTCGGCGGTTCTGGAGCCGGCGCATCGCGGGCGACCGCTCCTCGTCGGTCTTTGCCATGCGCTTGGGGTGGCGCTTGGCGCGCTTCGGCATGGCCGCTCGGGACATCGGGTCGTCGTCGGTGCTGCCGGATGCGACGAGTTCGTCGGCGTCGAAGGTGATGGTACGGGTCGTCATCACGCCTCCGGGGTCGGTGCGGGTTGCGCGGCGCCCTGGGTGAGCACCTGCTGGATGCTGGCGATGAGGGCGCGCACGGCGTCGGGTTGCTGCTCGGGGGGCAGGGTGCGGATGCGTGCGACCTCGGCCTTGACCGTCGGGTCCTCGCCGAATTGCGCCTCGATCTCACCCAGGGCGGCCTCGGCCATGACCCCTGGGTCCTCGGCCGGCGCCTGGGTGGGCTGCTCGACCGGACCTGGCGCGGCGGGCGGCGGGGCGTCGGTCGGTGCGGGTTCGGCCGCTCGGTCGATGGGCGAGGGCTTCGTGGTCTTCGCGGCCTTGGCGGCGTCGAGTGCCGCCCACAGGCGGTCCGGGCTCAGGTTCGGGGGCAAGGTGAAGTTGTCGTAGATCGCCTGCATGGCCTCGCGGGCGATGATGGCCTCCGGTGAGCCCGGATCCTTGGTCGCCATCACCCACAGCTCCATGTACTTCGGCAGCACCTCGGACAGGTTGGCCCGGATCTCGAGCCGTGCGCCCGGTGTCCGGCCAACATCCGAGAAGCTGAACTTGAACCAGGAGTCGAGATCCTTGACGGTGACCTCGACCTTGTTGCCTGTGGTGTCGAACAAGGTGATGCTCTGGCTCGCAGCCTTGCCCCGGGGCGGCTTGGACCCCTTCGGCATCCGCGCCATCATCTCGTCGGTCGGCGCGGCCCGCATCATCGGGTCCTCGTCCTCGTCCTTGTCGCGCTCCCGGGTGTAGTCCGGCTGGATGTCGACCGAGTCCTCGTCGCCGTCGTCTTCACCCTCGGCCCACTCGCCGTCGGGGGTGGGCCGCATCGCCGCCACGAGGGTCTGGACGTAGGCCTCCGCGAGCTGCTCGAGCGTCCGCTCCCAGGCCGAGGCGTAGCGACCGAACTCGGAGTCGGTGAAGTCGCGCTGGTACTGGATTTCCTCGGCGGTGACGTTCTGCCTCACGCCAAACGCCGAGGGCGACAGCGCCACCTCGGCGACGAAGTCACGCTCGGCGATGTCGGCGAACCGCTCGATGTCCACCGACGCCTTCGCGGGCTGGACCTGAGCGATGTACCGGCGGGCGTCCGAGCCGATCTCCTTCCAGGTCTTCTGGTCGGGGAACAGCACCTCCATGTCCTTGGCGCTGACCACCTTCTTCTTCTCGTCGCTGCTCATGCCCGGCGCGCCCACCCAGATCACCTTGTCGCGGGATGCCTTGTCAGCCATCTGCGAGCGGTAGGCGTTGAGCTCGCGCTGCTGGGGCATCCACTGCGCGGCGGGGGCGAGGCCTTGGAGCGGGTACTCGGCGCGCGTCTCGAAGAAGTGGACGAAGATGTGCGGGGCCGGCTCGCCGTCGGCGTCGAGGCCGGGCATCGGGCCGACGTAGAGGGGTTCGTCCTTGCCTGCCAACTCGGCAGGCTGGTCGAGCAGGTAGACCTCGTAGGAGCCGCGGTAGACCTCGCCGTCGTCGTCCACGTAGTCCTCGGCGAAGTTGCAGAGCTCCATCACCCGCACCCACTTCGCCTCGGTCCCGACGAGCGAGGTTGACGTGGAGTCCTGAGCGCCGGGGCTCTGCGCCGTGCCGCGTGATGACCCGCGCGAGTCGAGGAAGTCGTTGCGGTACTGGCCTGCCAGCTTGTCCTTGGGCAGGTTGTACTCGGCCGCCACCTGCTCCAGGGGTCGCCATCCGACGTGGCCCCGAAACCGCTGGTGGCGCACGTCGTAGACCTCGCGGTCGATGACGGCCTCCCAGATCGGGCACACGTAGAGCTCGACCCGGTCGGGCGGCGGCTTGGCGCAGTCCTCGTGGTTGACGGCGAACCGGAAGCACACGCCCGGGTAGAGCAGGGCCTGGCGCACCGCCGAGTCCCACCGCTGGCGCTGCTCGGCGGCGAACATCCAGTCGTTGACGACCAGGCCGGCCTTGTCGGGGTCGCCCGTCGTGGTTGCTGACGGGGAGACGTCGACGCGCATGGAGCGCGGGAACAGGTTGGCGTAGTAGGCCGACGCCGCGGGCTTGATCTTGTTCGTCTCGTACCGGTTGGAAATCGACTTGATCTCCTCGCTCACCTCGCCCTTCGCCTCGCCGATCACCCACTGCCACCACCTCGTCTCGTAGACGGCGGCCACTCCTGCGAGCTCGGCCTGCCGCTCTTTCCAGAAGGCGTCGTGCTCAGCCAGGGCAGCCATGGCGCGCTGACGGCGCTGGCGAGGGGTCGTCGGCTCCGGCTTGGGGTCGTCGTTGATCGTGATGTCGTCGGTGCTCACGGGGTCGCCATCCGGGCCAGGGCGTGCGGATCGATACGTCCTGTCCGCTGTTGTAGCGCCGATCTGCCCCTGGTGGGGCGATACTGGCGGGTTTCAACCGTCGGGAGGTCCCGCCTGGCCCGCGCGGCGAGGCCGAGGGCGAGGACGTGGTCGTCTGTGTGGCCGTCCTGGCCCTGGAGGCGGCCGTTGTGCTCGCGGAAGTGCGTCATCTCGCGCAGGGTTTCGAGGTCGGGGATCAGGAGCGCGCCCACGTTGACCTCCTGACGGAGCTGCGACAGCATGGCCTCGCGGCTGCCTCCCGTCGTCACCCAGTCCTTCGGGTGCCCGCTCGACGTGTCCCGCCAGAGGTTGACGCCCTCGTCGTAGAGCAAGCGGATCACCTGCTTTCCGATGGCGTTGCTCTCAACGAGGGTGAGCGCGCCGCCGTACATGCGGGCGAGGGTGCTCACCTTGCGCGAGAAGTCGACCTCGCCGCCGAAGCGTGAGGTGAGCACGGCGCACATGCGGCCCAGGTCGTCGAGCACGATGGCGACCGCGAAGTCGCCGCCGTTGCACCACGACGGGTCGACGCCGATGCAGTAGGAGCGGGTCACGTCCGGGCGGCGGTAGAAGCGGATCTCGCCTGCCGGGTTGTCGGCGGCCTCTTGAAGCGTGATCAGGTGGTTGAGCCACGCGATGTCGAACCAGCCGCCCTCCCAAGCGAGGAAGCCCTCGTCGAGATTGGACGGGTAGTCCTTGCGGAATTCCTCAAGGCCAACACCCCTGGGTCCGCTGATCTTCTGGCGCCTCCAGTAGAGGCGGGCCAAGGTTTCCGCGTCCGCGATCTGGAGGCCGATGTCCTCGGCGTAGGCGACCTCCTCCTGGTCCGGCTCCCACCCGTCCGGCGGCGTGGTCTGATACTCGGGATGCCGGTACCACGGCCAGAAGTTGACGCGCACCGACTTGTCGCCCAGGGCCACGGCGCGGCGGGCGCCGCGGACCTTCTCGGCGTACAGCGTGCCCGGCCCGGTCGGCGTCGAGATGATGTGCGTGGGGCAGTTGTCGGGCACGGTCGCCTGGATGGAGGCCCAGTTCGTGCGGGCGTTCACCCACTTGCCCATCTCCTCGCACACGACGGCGTGGTAGTTCCACGACTTCGCCTCAGTCGAGCCGCCGACGGTGACGTGCTGGATGAGGGCGTCGTTGCGCTCGAAGATGACCGAGTTCTTCGACAGGTTCAGGCGGACCGGGCCGTGGCGCTTGAGCCCGGACGCCATGTGGTCGACGAACACCCGGTAGCGCCGCATCGAGGAGTCGGTCGTGCTCTGGTGGTTCGTCGCGATCAGGACCTTGTAGGGGAACGGCGCGGCGTGAGCCGAGGCCTGCTGGTTGGCGGCTTCCTGTGTCGAGCGGCCCACCTGCCGGGCCTTGACGTCGATCGTCTGGGTGACCGCCGGGTCCTCGTAGGCCGGCTGCGCCTCGACCTGCATCGGGTGCGGGTGGACGAACGGGCCTGGCGGGTCGCGGGGGTCGCGCTTCTCGATGTGGAGGTTGGCGATGTAGGCCCGTCGCCCCGTGCTCGTCGTCCAGACCCAGTTCAGGTAGGCGCCCCAGTCGGGGACGTGGGCGCCCGTCATCTACGCCTCCGCAGTGGGCGTCATCCAGGCGCTGGCCTGCGCGACCTTGAGGTGCCGGGCGATCTCGGCCGCGTCGGCCGCGGGGTCGCCCTGGAGTCCGTGCATCCGCGAGTAGAGGTTGAGCCCGGCCGGGTCGCCCGACTCGACGAGGCGGCTGACCTCGCGCCAGAACGCGCCGTCGAGGCGGATCAGGTCGAGTTTTGTCAACCCCTGCGCCGTCGGAAACGCGGACAACCACCAGGCCGTGAAGCCGGGGACCCCCTCCCACTCGTCCCACTCCTTACGCGTCAGGGGCGGCCCGACCCAGGGGCACGCCACCATCACCTTCTCCTCGGTCACCCGGCCGTCGCTGGCCTTCACCCACTCGCCCGTCCAGAACGTGACCTCGCCACCCACCACGCCGATGGTGGCCTCGAGGGTGCAGGACACCTGCCGGGACATCGAGTCCCACCACAGCGCCCGGGCGATGTCACGGGCCCGCTGTTGACGGGCGCCGGGCGTGAACTCCCGCGGCTTCACGCGCGGCTCGATCCTCTTCCGTGGCTTCTTTGCCGTCATCGGACCTTCCTCCCGTGCTCGTTCAGGTGGCCCTCGACCGCCGCCTCGCGTGCGTCCGACGTGATCTGCGCGTCGTCCATGCGCTCTGCTGCCGGGCGCTGTTGGTTCTCGCTTTCCAGGATGAGCCTGTACCTCGCCGCCCGGAGCGCCTCGTCAGGTGTCATCGTGCGCGTCGTCGCCATCGTCGCCTCCGTCGGCCACCAGGGCCTGCATCCAGTCTACCCGCTGCCCCCCGAAGTCGCTCCGTGCCACCGCGGGCGCCGAGATGGGCCGCGTGTTCACCGGCTCGTCGAGGAGCACCATGACGGGGTGTGGCTTCCGGTTGGGGCACGCGCCCGTGTAGCACTCGCACTGGCCCATCGCGTCCAGCATGTCGCCACAGCAGCCGCACCTCATGACGCACCGCCATCGGGGGCCACATCTCCCGGCCCGGTGTCGCCGTCGACCATCGAGATCCACGTCGAGTCTGACTCGGGGTCCACCACGATCACGACGCGGGGGTAGTCGTACTCGACCATCGCGATCCGCAGGTACTGTCGTGCGCGCTCGGCCCGGATGACCTGACCGCGGGCGATGTTGCGGATGTAGGCGCCGGTCACCCCGAACGCCTCGCCGATCTCGCGCGAGCTCCATGTCCGCATACAGCCCTGCGTGCGGAGGAACCTCACCAGCGTCGGGCCCAGGTCGTCAGGCGTGCTGGCTGGCATGGGCGCCCTCCTCGATGGGTTCGGCGTGGGCGTCGAGGATGCGGAGTACACGCGTCTCGTTGAGGCCTGGCACGACGATGCGCGGCACGATCCCCGCGTACTCCATCGCCATCCTGACGCGGAGTCCCCCAGGAAGGCCTGTGGCCTGCTCCCGGGCGAGGGCGTCCCAGTCGCCGGCCCTCGCTGCGTGGACCAGGGCCGTGATGGGCTTGCCGTGGCCGTGGAAGCTGCCCACCATGACGTGAGCACACCTGGCGCAGATGGCACCGGCGCCTTCGTAGACGTGGCACCTCGTGGGCCTGGGGTAGTACAGCACCCGCTTGTTTCCGCCGCACCCGGCACAGCGGGCGTACCATTGCCGGTTGAAGGTCCTGAACTCGTGCTGCGCCCATTCGCGGTCGTCGAATTGCAACTCGAGGACGCCCCCACCCATCCGCCTGACACGCCCAGGCCAGCGAACACACCCGATAATCGCCCGCCAGGACATGACGTGACCGGTGAAGAACTCCACCCTGCCGCCCGCGATCCACCGCTTGGGCACATGCGTCCCGACGACTGACGGCGGTAGCGCCGTCGCCAGCAGGGAGCCGACGACGAACGAGGGGTGGAATTCAGCGCGCCGCGTCCCGAGCCCGGTGAGGTTCAGGCCCATCAGCTCACGACTTGCCCCGCTGGGGCTTCCGGATCGGGACCTTGGATGGGGAGCCGTCGAGCTGGCGGCGGAACTCGGCCAGGGGATCGGGCGCCACTGGGTTGTCCTCGCCGCCGTTGGCGGCGGCGGCGGCGGCCGGGGCGGGCGCCGTGGGCGTGGTGGCGGCGAGCAGGGCGGCCTCCAGGCGGGCGAGGCGGTCGCGCAGCTCGGCGTTGTCCGACTCGTAGGCGACCGTCGCCTTGCCGTTGCTGCCCGCGTTGGCGGCGATGTCCTGCATGGCCTGGGCGAGGGCGGGGTCCATGTTGCGCATCCCGGTCACCACGGTCCCGTCGACCTCGGAGTACGTGAGCGGCGCCGCACCCGTCACCTCGCCGAACACCATCGGGAGGTAGAAGTGCCTTTCGCGGCGGCTGACGGTGCGCTCCTCCTGCTTGCCCTCCTGGCCGACGAACTTGCCGCGCTTGTCGGTGTAGTGCTTGAAGATCGTGTTCCAGTCGGCGTAGATCAGCACCCACTTGCCGCTGCGCCGGTGGGTCAGGTCGCGCAGCTTGGTCTTGATCGCGGTCTGGATCATGGCGAACCAGGCCCCGTCCGTGACCTGGTTGATGTAGCCGGCGGCGTGGGGGGCCCAGAGCGATCCCAGCATCTGGTGGCGGTTCTTGCGGATGCGGGCCACGAGCTCTGGCGTGACCTCCTGCTCCTCCATCAGGGCCTGGATGGCGTGCCGGCTCACCCGCTCGAAGTCGTCGAGGCTGTCGAGCATCGGCTTGTGAGCAGGGGGAGCGGCGGGCCCCTCACCCGTGGCGTTCTTGACTCGCATCTCCTCGATGAGGTCTGCGAAGTTGTCCTGAGAGTTCACCTGGATCTGGGGCATCGGGCCTCCTGTGGGGTTCCTCGCGACTCTGTTGTACCACTTTGGATCAGTGATCGCAATCGGCGCATATCACTCGGCGTCATCCGCGGGCCGTCTCGTCAGCCGTGGACGTCGCCTCGCGCTCGGCGAGCCACGCTTCGATGGCGGCGGCGCGGTAGACCACGCGGGCACCGCTTGATTTTCCGAGCCGGATGTACTTCGGGCCAATCCCCCTCAATCGCCACATCCGGAGAGTCTGGGGCTGAATGCCGAGGTAGCGGGCGACCTCGGGGCCGCTCAGGAGTTGGGGCAGGCGGTCATCGCGGAGGTGCTGTGGGGTCGATTCCGGCGGCATCGTAGACTCCTTGGAAGGGGTGGGCCCGGGGAAGACCTCGGGCGGGCCGGGTTGACTGTGGAAGATCGGGGGTGGCTGTGGCGCGACGATGAGCCGATTGTGGCCCAGCACCTCGTCTTCATCCGGGCGCCGGCCCTCCATCAACTGGTCGATACGGCGACCCTCCATCTCCCGCACCCGGTCAATGTCGGGGTACCAGCGGAGGTGGGGGTACAGCGCCTCCAGTTCCTGCACCGTCCGCCCGAACGCGTGGTAGCCCCAGCGGTTAGGCAGTACACCGCCAGGGCTCCACAGGGACAGACCCCAGACGACGCAGCCAACGCCGGCCTTCCGGGTGACCCTGAAGTAGCCGTCCTGCCCCACTGTGTCCGGCAGTCCGGGGATCATCCAGTAGCCGGCGTACACCTTGTCGGTTGTCACCCAGGCGGGCATGGGTTCGGGCACCGTGTCGCGCTTGATCTCGGTCATCATCGCCGCCTCCGCGCCGCCCGGTTGTTCGCCCCGGGCAACTCCAGCGGCCCACGCGCGCGGACCACCTCCGCGGCGGGCGGGGGCTTGCCGTCGGCGTCGAGCATGAGCTGGACGAGGGCCAGCAGGTCGTGAAGCACGTTGAACTCGTCCGCCGCTCGCAGCACCGACTCGAGGACGGCGTAGGTTGTGGCGACGGTGGCTCGCACGATCAGCGGCTCGACGAAGAAGCCGAGGCGGTGGTCGTCGAGCTCGGCGGTGCGCGTGACGAGCAGGTCGAAGTCGGACACCGGGATCGGGTGCTCGATCTTCACGCTGGGGGCCAGCGCCAGGACGCCGACCGACAGCACGCCGGCCGGCGGTCCTGCTGGCTCGGCCGGTGGGAGCAGCTCGTAGCGGATGCTGGCGCCGGACTGCTGGGCGAGGGGGTGAGCCGCTGCCGCCGCGTTGAGGCGGGTGAGCCAGCGCATACGATCGATCGGCGTGATGAAGGGGGCGGTGTTGGTGGGCTCGGTCATGGCTCTGATCCGTCGGCGGTGGATGGAATCCGCGTCGTGATGGGTGGTGTGCCGTGCTCGAAGATGGTGACGTAGACGGACCGAGAGGGGACCTCGTCGAAGGGCAGCACCCCGTTATCGGGCGTGACACGAACCATGGGCGTACAGTCGGGCAGCGGGCACTTCGCCAGCGACTCGATCAGCGCGTAGCCCGTGCCCCGTCGAGGATGCACGTAGAGGCCGTGCCATTTCCAGCCGGGTTGGGCGCGCAGCCGGGCGATGGCGGCCTCCTCTCGCTCGGCGTAGTCCGTCATGGCCGCCCCGCCCACCACTGCTCCCTGGCCTTGATCGCCACGTCGAACTGCTCCAAGCAGCCCACCAGGTAGGCGGCCAGGATGAAGTCAGGCGTGTTCGACCCGTTCTCGGCACTGTGCCGGTTGATGGCCGACGCGATGTCCTCGCGCAGGGTCGGCGGCCTCTTCCCGGCTGCCTCCCCGCGCGTCATCTCCCACGCCTCCAGCCAGTTCAGCATCTCCTCGGGCCGGTTGCAGCCCGTGATCCGCTCGACGGACTCCAGGATCTGGGTGACGGTGTCGGACAGCGGGGCGGGGTCGGACGGGATGTCCGTCTTCACGGTAAGCCGCCCAGCCAACGCCTTGAAGCAGCGGGCCAGAAGCCTCGCGCCGTCCTCATCCAGGAGGCTCTCTGTCCACCCGACGCGGATCGTGCCGGTGTCGCCGCGGGGCATCTCGATGTCGACGAAGACGGACTGCTTGGCCTCCGGGATGTCCCACTGCGCGTGGTCGGTCATGGTGACCCGGATGATGTAGGCCTCGGCCGGGATGCTGCTGATGTCGACGTGGATCATGAAGGCTCCCGGCAGGCGATGGCCGACGACGCCCACCACCGGGCCATCCGGAGCTGATCGCGTGCGATCCCGTTGAGCCGCTCCAGGTCAGCCGCTTCCGGCATGGCCGGTGACGCGAGCAGCGAGATCGCCTCGTTGAGCGCGTTGCGGGCGAGCCGGATGCAGCGGATCGCCGCCGTCTGGTCAGCGACCGGGGGCGTGTACTCGACGATAACCTCGGCGAACGCGCGGCAGTGGCTGTTCACTCGGTCGTAGGGGTTGGCGCTGTCGATGGAGTCGTGACCCGCGATGCAGCGGGCCAGCCAGCCGCACAGGTCGGCGGCGTTGCACTCAGCCAGGCGGATCGCGGCGTAGTGCGGGGCCTGCTCCTGGGTGGGCGGGTGGTAGGTGAACCAGAGGTCCAGGGTCGGGTTGTTCACGTCAGGCTCCTGTGTAGTCGATGGCGTCCATGTCGAGTGTGTCCAGCGTGGCGTTTGCCGGGGCTGTGGGGGCCGTGGCCGCGTCGGCGACCGGTACCCCCGCCATCTCCCGCCTGCGCATCTCGACGAGCACACGGGCGGCAGCTCGGGCGTCGTCGAGGGCGCGGTGGGCCTGGCCCTGCTCGACGCCGAAGTGGGTGCAGGCGGCGGCGAGGCTCACGCTGTTCTTCGCCCGGCCCTTGCGGTCGGCGATGGTGACGCTGCGGGCCCTCATGTGGTCGTGGGCCGCCAGCATGATGCAGTGGCCCCACGACCACCACAGGGCGGTACCGTGTGCGGCGATGTAGGCCGGATCGGTGGACGAGCAGCGGATACCCGTGCGCACCATCATCGGCGCGTCGAAGGCGACGCTGAACGCCGTCACGATGATCGGGCCCGCCGCGCGGCGCAACAGGGACTCGAACAGCACCTTCGCACCCGACTCGGGTGGCGCGTGTTCGAGCATCGCCCGGGTGATGCCGTTCACCGCGAGCGCCTGGTCTGCACGCTCGTCGAGGATGTCGGGCCGCACGAGGGTCGACATGCAGGCGACCTCGTGGCCGTAAAAATCAAGCAAGACCGCGCCGAGCTCGACGACGCGGGCCCAGTCCTGGCCCGGGAAGCCCGTCGTCTCGGTGTCGACGACGACGGTGAAGGCGTCGAAGAGGACGGGGGCGGTCGCCGGGGCTGGCTCGCGTGATGATGCGGGCGGGCGGTCGATGAGCGGGGGCAGTGGCTGGTTCAGGGCGTCACGAACAACGGCCAGGCTGTGCGTTTTCGCCCACTCATTCACCTTCACCTCGACTTCGCCCTCGGTGCCGGTGACCTGGTCGACCACCATCAGGCCGTCCTTGACGCGCTGCACGAGGACTGCAGCGGCGTAGTCACCCTCGTCCCCGTAGTCGGCGCCGATCCCGTAGGCCCCCACCTTGTCGAGAGCGGGCAGCACTACTGACCTCTCGCCGTTTCCTGCCATGTCGCCTCCGCTGGAGCGTGTAACCGGGCGGTGTCAGTGTACTTGATCCAGGTGGGCGAGGCAACGGGGGGTGAGGAAGATGCCCGCGATTTCCAAATAGCTGGCGTAGTGCCGAAATAAACCGCACCATCACCGCCGCCCCTCCTGCCCCTCGCACCCCGCCTCCGCCTCGTCCAGCGCGTCGAGCACCCGATGCAGGGCCCACGTCGCCCGTGAAGCCCTCCCCCTCGCCTGGTCGAGTCGGTGGAGGTCCGCGGGGCTCAGGGACAGCCCTACGCGCTCACGGGGGCGGCGTTCGGTGTCGGGGGTGTGTGCCGGGGTGCTGGACATGCTCGGAGTATAGCGGGTGCGGTCGCCCGTGGCTACCCGTGGGGCGATGGGGACATGCCGCGCCCCTGCTCATCCGTGCGTCCTTCCTCCTCCCGGGCGTCGTTGTGATCGTCGCCGTCGGTGCTTTCCCCTCCACGCCCTCACCTCTGCGCCCCCTTGAGCGTCCTCTACTTGCGACGGTTGCGACGGCTTGCGACGGATCTTGCGACGTGACTTGTCTACCTTCTAGTTATGTTTTACCTCAACTAGAATATATACGTCGCAATGTCGCACCCCAAATCGTCGCAGAGCATTTTCGCCAAATGGGTACACCCTTACCACAGGGGTATGATCCATTTCCCCGATCCCTATAGGGGCTTTTGGCGGCGACGTTGCGACGTGGCGGTGAAACCGCCGCATAGTTGGCGTTCCACCGATACACCTTACGTCGCAAGTCACTTGCGACGGCTTGCGACCGCCTGCGACGTTGACTTGCTGATTCCCCACACGCAACGCCACATTACAGCGTCACACGGATCGCGTCAAGGCGATCTGCGACATTGCGACGGACCGCCCCCTCAACGCTCGTCGAGGCCGTCCATCGCGTCCTGGCTCTCGGCGAGCAGGGCGATGCCGGTGGGTCGCGTGTCGAGGTTCGGGGGCTGCACCGGCATCCGGTAGTCGGTGCGCCCCTTCGCCGTCTTGGTCCATCCCCGGGCGGCCCACTGCCGGAAGATCGTGCCAGGCTCGCCGAACCCAGCCTGTTGCAGCACCCGCCGCAGGTGTGCCGACGAGCAGAGCCAGTAGTCGCCGCCGGACGACTTCCACCCGAGCCACCCACCAGGGGGCGGTTTCGTCACAGAGTCCGGGCTGTGGAAGAACTCGCCGTTTGAGCCGATCCACGCCCACGTCGTCTCCAGCGCCCTGAGCGCCTGGTCCGCCTCGCCGCACGCTTTGAGGACCTGCTGCCAGATCCACGCCAGCGTGGCGTCCGCCCCGCCCTCGGGCTTGGGGCATCCGACCGCGTGGACGAATGCCGCGGTGGCGCCGATGGTCGCCATGTACTTGGCCGCGCGTCCGGCGATCCGCGTCGTCGCGTCCTTGGCATAGTCCGCTTCGCTGCGGCGGTACGCCGCCCGCATCCCGTCGACCTGTTCGTGCGTCAACCCGACGAGCCTGTCGAGGATGCGCGGGTAGAGGTGGCCGTGGTGCTGTCGGATGGCGGCCACGAGATCGTCAGCCTGCTTCTTGTCGCGCATGGGTGCGCCGTGGACGACGAGGATACGGGCCCGCACGCCGTCGGTGGGCGCCCAGTTCGTGATCCCCTCCTCGCTGGTCGAGATGACCACGGTGCGCCAGTCGTCGACGTGGGCGAGCCCCAGGCGCCCCAGCGCGCCCTTGGCCCGGCTGCTGCCCTCAGCCAGGGCGTAGAGCAGGGCACCGGCGGCCGGACGGTCCTGGGGCTTCACGAGCTGCCCCTCATTCAGAGCCAGCGGCAGGTCGCAGAGGATCCCCGCCGTCCCCTCGGCGCCGGCCAGCGTCGCACCCCACGACCGATAGCCGCGCCCGTTGCGGGGCATCCCGTAGGTGCTCACCCCGAACTCGAGGACTGTCGACTTCCCGCTTGAGCTGTCCCCGGCGAAGTCGACGCCGAAGTTCGGCGCGTCGAGGATGCGCAGGAACGGCGCGGCGGCGGCGGCGTACATGGCGAGGAAGGCGTGCGGTCGGTCCGCCACGACGCGCACCGCGTCACACCACCCCTCCCACGTCCCCAGCGGCGCGATGGATTCGGCGAGCTGCCGGGCACCGGCCGACGAGGGCACGTAGCGGGTCGGCGATGGCGTCTGGCCGAACGGCTGGATGCACAGGTCACCCAGCAGGTAGGCGCTCCTCGACCGCCCCACCCACCCCATTCGCGCAGCCCCCGTGATGGTCGGGATGGCGGCCTGCTGATCAAGGCGGGTCAGCCACTCGACGAGGCGACGGGCCGACGACGATGACACCGGCAGGCCCTGGTCAGCGAGGCGCACAAGGGCGCGGGAGTCCAGCGCGACGGACCGGGGTACGCGCTCACGCTTCCACTCGTAGCCGTCCAGCCATGCCAGCTCGACGGAATAGGACCCGTCATCGGCGTCGACGAGGCGCGACGTGATCAGCAGGGGCACGCCGACGTGTTCGAGGTGGACCTGCCCGTCCGAGACACGGAGCCGGTGCAGCCCGTCGTCGTCTAGCCGCCATCCCGAGGGCACCGTCACGCCGGGCGGGTAGTCATCCCACCCCGACGCCTCACGCACCGTGATCGCCTCCTCGTGGTCGTCGACGACGCGGAGGTTCCGGTTTCGGCGCTTCTCGCGGTCGCGCTTCTCCTCCTTGAGCCTCGACCTGAGCAGGCCGGCGGCGGTCGCGGTCAGCACGGCGCCGAGCCTCATGCACTGCGCCTCGACTTCCGCCCCCCGGGTGAGGTAGGCGTCGACGACGCGGCCGAACAGGTCGCAGTCGCTGAGCAAGTCGATCAGGGGGCCTTGTCGCTCGGACGATGTCTCGCCCCCGTCCGCTGCGATCTGGTCGACCGTGGCCGCGAGGATGGCGACGCCGTCTCGGTGGTCGGGTGCGTTCACGTCAGAACTCCTCCATCTCGGCGTCAGCACCCTCGGCGTTTCGCGCTCGACAGTACTCCTCGAACGGCTCGCCCAGGTAGATGGTCCGGATCCCCTTGTCGCGCAGCGTGGCCCGGTCATCGGCGGACATGCGCCAGCACGTCGCTACGACGAACTTCACCCCATCCGTGTGCTCGCGGTAGAGCGCCATCTGGCGCGCGATGTCGCCGATGTCCACCGGCTTGACTTTGACTTCAACCATGGCCAGCCGAACATCCCCACTCCCCCGCCACACCCGCACTTCGTGCGAATACGGTCGGACTTCCGCGAACCCGACGATCGACAAACGCACCCTCAACACCACGTCGACGAACCCGACGAGGTACCCGTGGCTTTTGGTGATCGGGGCCTCGATCACACTGCTCACGAAGGTCAACCCCGTCGTCCACTCCGATCTCCGCCGCCGATCTGACGGGTCGCTGGCGATTCTCACCATCTCCTCATCGGTGGGATGGTCCCCGTTGGGCCAGATCATGCCCGCGAGTTTCAGCGCCACGTCCTCGCGACAGAGGTACTGACAGGCGAGTGTGTGCCGCCGGTCGCGCTTGTCGGGGTCGCTGAACCCGAGCGATGCGAGCAGGGTCCGCTCGTGTGAATGAGCCATGTCAACTCCAGCGCCGCCCAGCCTGCCGGTACTTCACTCCCGACAGGCGGGCGGCTGGAGGTGGCCCTCATGGGGGCCGACAGAGAACAGGGGCTGGTGAAGTTCAGCCACGTCCAGACAGTAGCAAGCGGCGCCGTCAAGGTCAAGCGCCCTCCCCGGCCGGCGCCATCTTCCGCCCGCCTCGCCCCGCCGCGAGGATGGCCTCATGGTCGGGAACCTGCACGCGCACGAGTCGCGCATCCCACTGCACCATGTTCGGGTACACCCCCGCCTCGACGTCGATCCTCGGCCTCGCCCACCGCGCGCCGCCGTACAGCACGTCGAGCAGGTCCGCCGCCTGCCCCCTCGTCAGCGCGTAGGGCACCTTCACCAGCGCCTTGATCGCGTCCCGGTGTTCGTCGGGGATGTGCCGGGTCTGCTTGCTGGCGCCCTTGATGGCCTCGACCTGGCGCTCGGTCACGGCGGCGAGGCACCACCCGCCCCGGTCGTATTTGGGCGGTTCAAGGATGCCCGCGCTCAAGAGCTGCTGCCGGAGGTCGTCGAGGTAGCTCACGAGCAGGTCGAGTGCCGTCGCCTCCTCGGCGGTGGGCTCGCGGTCGCTGTGCTTGGCGCCGCCCTCCCGCTGCTCAGCCTCTGCCATCTCGACGAGCGAGCCATAGATCGCGGCCGGCGTCGACCAGCCGAACCGGCCGGACACGAGCCACGGGTCGATGATGATCCCCTCTGTCTTCGGCCCCCACCGATCTGGTTCGTCGAGCGCGCCGAGCACGCGCATGGACTCCTGGATCCACCGCACGGACGCGCCCACGTTGCGCCGGATGGCGATCCACCGAAGCCCCGGCAGCGTCACGCCCTCGCTCAGCAGCGAGACGTGGACGAGGCAATCCGTCTCCCCCGTCCAGAGCGACCCGATGCGCCGGGCCTGCTCCTCGGGCGATTGCCGGGAGTGGATAGGCAGCGCCCGCCAGCCTCGCTCACCGAGCCATTCCGCGTACCTCTCGGCGTCGGGGATGTCCCACGCGCTGACGACGCCTGGCCCGACGCCGCGGGCGTGCTGCTCCATCAGCGCCAGGGTCGCCTCGTCGATCCGGTCGGTGTCGTAGCCCTCGATCCGGACGATGCGCGGCGGGACCACGGCGCCGTCACGGATGGCGTCGAGCAGTCCGTACTCGACCACGACCTCGTGGAACAGCTCCAGCACCTCGCCCTTCTTCGAGCGGTACGGGGTCCCGGTGCAGCCCAGGAGCGCAGGAGGTGCCATCGCGCGGACGGTGGACAGCACGCCATCAGCCTGGGAGCGGTGTGCCTCGTCGAGCATCAGCAGCGCGACCTTGCGCCCGCGGCTGGCGAGGTCAAGGTGAAGGCGTGGGAGCGAGTCGTTGCAGCAGATGATCACGTCGCGAGTCGGCTGCTTCTTGCGCCCGTAGTACTTGCCGACGTGCTGGGCTCCGAGGCGCTCGGCGAAGGTGTTGTGCAGGTCGTTGACGAGGCGATCCTTCGGGGTCACGACGACGACAGCCCGCCCGGCGAGGCGGGGCAGAGCAACCCATGCGACCTCGGCGAGCAGGACCGACTTCCCCGATCGCGGCGTAGCTGAGATTAAGGAAGGCGCCCGCCGCCGCATCGCCCCGACGACGAGCGGCAGCGCCTCGGCCTGCCACCGGCGAGGGGGCCGGGGTGCGCCGTCCCAGGGGGTCACAGCGCCGCCGCCCACGTCGTCCACCCGAGATCCAGGGCCGAGTCCAGCGTGAGCCCTCCCTCACCCCGGTCCGCGCCGCCTGCCGCCCACCTCTGCCACCGGCTTTCGATAGCCTCCCACGGCACGAGGACCGCGACCTTCTGGCGGTCGAGCACGTAGCGCACGAGGATCGCTGCCCGGCGGCGCGCGTCGACGGACTGCCACGCAGTCAGCTTCCCGCCCTCGTCGCTGGTGATCGCCGACCACGGCAGACGGCGCCCCTCGATCTGCTTGGCTTCGAGGAGCCACGTCAAATGGTGCGCGGCGACGACGAAATCGCACAGGGACCGCTCGCCGCGCTCCTGGACCCACACGACCTGCCGCCCCTGTTTGACGGCGCGCATCGGCGGGTACTGCTTCGCCCAGGCGTGGATCGC